AACTGACCATCGAAGCGACCGGAACGATCGAGCGCGTCCACGGCATGCCGGCGCGAGTGTGGCAGGGCCGCACCGAAAGCGGCATCGAGGTGACCTGCTGGATCCCGATCGTGCGCGTCCGCCGCGATGCCGACTGTTCGGAGTTCGAGCGCGAGCTCAAGGAGATCGAGGTCACCCGCGAGCTGGTGGCGTTCGACATGCGGATGGTGCTGTGACCGGCATCGTCGAGGATTTCGTCGATATCGCCAACCGGCTCCGACGCCTCAAGGGCGGCGCCATGTGCGACTGCTGGAATACCGCCGGCCACAGCTACCATTGCGCCATCTTCAAATGCGCGGTGTGCGGCACGACCTGCGACGGCGCGCCGCCTGAAGGCCCGGCCTACTGCCCGGAGCATTGCCCGGACCACGACTATCGATACGAGCGTGGCGAGGGCCACCGCTGCGTCACCTGCGGGGCCGATCGGCCGCTGGATTGGTTCGATCCCGGCTGAGCTGCCCTAACCATCCGTTAAGGTGATTATGGAATATTTCCGCCGCGCGCGGGACTGGTGCCGCGTACCCGCGCCGCCAGGGGACCCATGCCAGCCGCCGCCCATAAAGCGAAGCCGCCGAAGGACACGCCGCGCCAGGCGCTGTGCCGCGAGCTGCTGGAGATCCGCCGCGACAACCTTGCGGTGTTCACCCGGATCGACGCGATCAATTCCCGGCTGAAGAACATCGCGGGCACCGACGGCAAGTTCCGCGAGGCCTTCGACGACCTCGGCCACGTCTCGGTGTCGCCTGCCACGCCCGAGGCCGTCACGGGCGAGAAGCCCGAGCTGCAGATCGAGACCTGGCAGGAGCTCACCGAATCGCGGCGCGCCAAGCTGCTCGAGCAGGGCCTGGTCAAGGTCATCAGCATCATCAAGCGCGCCACCTACGGCCAGGTCCGCGTCAAGCTTCACGCCGAACCCGAAGGAGACGACTGATGATCGAGCCGACCCCCGGCCGCGTGGTCTGGTACCGCCCCGCCGGCTCGCACCCCTCCGCCCAGCCCCACGCCGCCCTCGTCGCCTTCGTGCACGACGAGCGCCTGGTCAACCTGATGATCGTCGGCCACGACGGCATCAGCTATCCCGGCACAGAGATCCCGCTGCTGCAGGACGGCGACCCGCGGCCGTCTCCGGAGCAGGCGCCGCGCGGCCATGCCGAGTGGATGCCCTACCAGAAGGGCCAGGCGGCGAAGGCGGAGGCCTTGCAGGCGCAGGCGCCAACGGTGGCCCCGATCGCGCCGCCGCCGCCGGCGGCCACGCCAGCGCCGCCCATAGCGCCCGTGGCGCCGGCTCCGGTGGTCGAAGCCGCCCCTGCCCCACAAACCCCGGCAGCTGATCCGGCCGCCGCGGCACCCCAGTAGGCCGCCACGTGAGCGGCCTCGAGGCCTCCGAAGCCGAGGCCACCTTGCGCACAATGGTCCCGCAGACCGCGCTGGCGGATATCGAGGGCGCGATCGCACAGCGCTTCGACCTTGGCCCCGAGCACCTCTTCACCGCGCTCGGCGCCTGGAGCACGAGCAATGGCCGCGACGGATCGCCCCCCACGCACGAAGTGGTGCAGGCATTGAAGTGCTTTTCGATCTGCCTGCTGGTGATGTCGAACGGGTTTGTCGTCATCGGCAAGAGCTACCCAGCGAGCCCGGAAAACTTCGACGCCGATTTTGGCCGCGAGCTCGCCTATTGGGACTGCATCCGCCAGCTCTGGCCGCTGATGAGCTTCAGCCTGCGCGACCGGCTGGCCGCGCTCTGAAAACCGCCGTCCGGATCCTGCGCGGCCGCTTTGCCAGCCGCGAGGGCTGGATCTCCGGCACGCTGGCGGATCGCGCCGTGCGCGGCGCCACCAAGGCGATCGTGCACATCGAGGGCGCCGAGCCCGAGCTGCTGGCCATCGCGAGCCTCGAGGAGGTTGCGCAACCCGACTTGTTCGATGTTACGGGACAATCCCCCGCAGCCAGTCGAATATCCCGCCATGGCGCACGAAGCCCCCAGGCTCGGCCTCCTGGCGGCGGTTCGCCACCTTGCGCGCTGCCGGCTCGTTGGTCTCGAGCGCGACCTTCTGGGCCAGCATGATGTCGCCCTTGACGAGGCCGCCCTCGGGCACGAAGCACAGCAGCGCGATGCACCTGCCCTCGCGGTCGAGCTGTTCGACGTTGAAGGTGTCGCGCTCCGTGATGCGATAGCTTCCACCGGACGAACCGAGGACCTCGAAGCATTTGTCCCGCTCGTATTGCGCGCGCTGCTCCGGCGACAGCCATTCGCGCAACAGCTGCTCGCCGCGGGCCTCGGCCGCCCGGCGTTCGGCATGGCCGGGATAGTCCCGGCATTCGGACCAGTGCGGGGCATGGTACGTCATCTCCGGACCTTCGCTGCGGCCCTGGCGGCGGCCGGCTCCATAAACGATCTCGGCGCCCAGATCGCGCACCGACGCCTCGTACCGCTGCCGGATCTCCGCTACCGTCGGCCGCGCGTCGTGTTCTCGGGCCGCGATCTCGTAGAGCTCGAGAAACGGAGGCTCGCCATGGTGATCGAGAAAGCGTGTCGCTTCCTCCAATCGCCTCGGCAGAAGGACTACGTTCCAACCAATGCCCGCGAGTGACGCGGCTGCGGGAGAGGCGAGTCCCACCGCCGTCGATCGTCGGCCCCCGATGTACGCCCCGAATAGGATATCCCGCGGTGGGTTTATCCTCCAGAACACCCTCTGAAGCAGCGGCGCGCGGCCTGTCAAATTGGCGAGCAAGCGCCGGAACGCTCCACGCGCCGGTCGCAGCAACAGCTCCGCGATCGGCGGCTCGGGCGCCCGGCGCAGCATCGCGATCGCGCGCTCGATATCCGCGACGGTGAGCGTGCGGCTGGAAGGCTCGAGGCTCGCGTTGACCGCAAGGACCTCCTCCTCGAGGAACCGCATCCGCTGCTGCATCCGCTCGACGATCTCGACATTCGTCGGCGCCGGCTCGGCCGGCGCGAGTCCCAGGACGTCGCGCGCCCGATCGCGGGCACGCCGCGACCGCGCCGCCATCGATTCCGGCTCGTCCGGCGCCGTCTCAGCCACCCTGCAGCCGCGGGAAGAACAGCGTTTCTTCCGCGTTCGGGTTGAAGCTGCGCGTGACTGTCGCTTCGCCATGGCCGGTCCGCTCCGCCGCGGTGAATCCCGATCCCGTCAATTCCTTGAAACGTTTCTCGGCCTCGGCGAGCGCGGTCGCATCAGTTGCATCGAAGCTGTGGCGGCTGTCGCCGGTGCGGTCCATCACGATCTGTGTCGGCATTGCGGTCTCCTGTCGGCTGTGGGCGCCGCGCGTCTTCCCCCGATCGGCGTGGCGGAGAATCTGACCGATTTGTTAAGCAAACGCAAAGCGCGGGGCGGCGCTTCACCTGGCTCACCCAATAAAAATCACCGCCGCAGGCCAAAAAGGCCCGCGGCGGCGGATGGGGAAACTCCCTCGCCCCGCGCTTGCGGGGAGAGGGCTGGGGTGAGGGGCAGCTTCGGCGATGGGACTCGCGGAGAGGTCCCCTCACCCGGCGCTGCGCGCCGACCTCTCCCCCAAAGGGGGCGAGGTCAGGTGGTCAGTGATGCCCCAGCAGCTGCAGGGCCTTGTCCATGATGGTGAGCAAGACCGCGAGCGCGCCGAGGCCGCCGCCGCCGATCGCCGCCAGCTTCACGAAGAACCAGTTGATGTTGCGCCACCTGGTCAGGAGCTCGTACATCTCCTTGACCTGCACCGCCATCTGCTCGTGCGTCTTGGCGCGCTCCTCGAGCGCGGTCAGGCGTTCATGGGTGGTCGCCCGTGTCATCCTGGCAACGCCGGTCATTTGGGCTTGTCCTTTCCGCCATAGGCCTTTCCAACATACGCCTGCCGCTGGTCGCGCTCGCACTCGGCGCCGTCGGAGATCCGCACGTTGGCCTCGTCCAGCGCGTCGGCCGCCCTGATATAGGCGAGCCGCGCGTCGGTGCTGCGGGTGACCTTGGGCTGCGGCACGGGCAGCAGGAAGCCCTCGCAGACATCCGGCAGCTGGACCTTCAGGCCGCCGTCGCCGGCGGCGAAGGCCGGGAGCTTACTGCCGCCCTGGCAGGCGGTCAGCAGCAGCACCAAGCTGACAGCGATCAGCCGGAGCGCGAGCTCCCGCCTTCGGCGCGGCCACGACGGCCTTCGCCGACCATTGTTCAAGCAGCTTGCTTTCATAGGCATCGGCCCTCGCCTTGTGCTGGTCGGCCTGCTCCTGCAGCGCCTTCAGCTTCGGTTGGTATTTCTGCTCGAGCTCGCGCTCGACCCGGGTGTCGCGCTCCACCTGTTCCTCGAGCGCGGCCGCGCGCGCCGCGTCCCACTGCTTCTGCTTGTCGGCCGCGCCCTGCGCATACATCATCGTGCCGGCGCCCCAGCCGACGGCGACGGTGACGCCGGCGGCGAGCAGCAGGCCGCGGCCGACCGGCGCGAAGTAGAACAGCGCGGCGAGCCCGGCGAGCGCGCCGAGCGAAAGGCCGCTCCATTCCGAGAGGTGCAGGATCTCGCGCCAGGCGCCGGCGGCGGCCTCGAGCTCAGACATGATCGTTCACCAGCTTGCTGCGGCGGTCGAACCAGATGAAGGCGGCCATGCCGACCATGGCGAGGCAGATCAGGATGGTCGGGTTGGCGGCCAGCAGGTCGAGGTTCTTCAGGCCGAGCCCCGCGAGCTCGCCCTTGACGTCCCTGACCTGGTCGAGCACCGCGTGCGCCTCCTTCAGCAGACCCGCGATCGCGCCGCTGCCGACCGTGAGCGCCGCGGTGCCGGTCTTGGATTGCGCCATGGTTTTCGGGGGCGGGTTGCGCTCGCCCTTGGGACAGAACACCACGTCGGGATTGGGCGCCAAAACACCGGTATCCGCGGGGTCGAATTCATCGGGCGTGTTGAACCAGGCGATCTCCGCGTTGCGGCGGTTGACCAGGCCGCGCATGCGCTCGCCCTTGGAGCAGACATATTGCAACAGCTTGTCCGCCACCTGGTCGACCCTGTCGGCGTTGATCAGCTTGATGGCCGCGATCGCGGCCTTCGGGCAGTTGAACCAGGTGTCGACCAGCGCGTCGAACTGATGCTGGGTGACCTCGACGGTGAGGAGACGATCGACCGCGCGTTCGCACTTCTGCAGATCCTGCGAGAGGATTTCGTCCGCCTCCGCGGGGGTGAGACGCAGCCCCTGGACGATCTGCAGGCCGCCGGCGGCATCGGTATGACCGAAGCCGATGGTCAGCGTCCCCTTGATCACGTCGCCCGCCTGATACTCCCGATATTGCAGGCGGCCGTTGATGCGCTCCTTCGGCCGCTTGTCGTCATAGACGTGGAGGACACACTCCTCGAACGGCTCGGTGATGCGCTGCCGCGCCTGCTGGCTGTAGCTGCGCATGATCAGGCGCTCGCGGCCGCGGCGGCGGGAGCAGCCGGAGTGGCCGGCGCCGGCGCGACCTGTTGCGGCGCGGGAGCGGCCGGCGCGGCGGGAGCCGCGGACACGGTCGCGGGCTTGGCCGGCGCGGCGGGCGCGCTCAGCGCCTTGATCGAGCTCTCGACGCTGTCGAGCCGGTGCTCGAGCGAGGTCACCCTGTCGTGGGCGTCGGCGATATCGCTCTCGAGCGAGGCCAGCTCGACCTTGCCGGCGTTCCATTTCGCCTTCACCCAGGCGAGCGCGGCCGGCAGGCCCTTGGTGGCGGCGAGATAGAGGAAGTAGGCGACGCCGACGCCGACGGCGCCGACGGCAATGCTGATGACGTCCATGGTCATGGTTCCTTTCGGGGGGCTTGTCCGCCGTGGCTTCAGCGAAGGCGGATGGGGGGAGGTTTCAGAACAGGCGCCGGCACGGATGGCGCCAGCCGGTGGTGAAGGCGTAGAGGATGCCGCTGTTGATCGCGGTGTTGACGCGCACCTGGGGGACCGCATTGGTCCAGCAGGTGATCTGCGCCGCCGGCGTCACGCCGTAGGTGACGGTCGATCCGTTCAGCCCGGCGATCTGCGCGCCGGGCGACGAGCTCGTGCCGACGCCGGTGACCGTCGAATCGCCCGGCAGGAACACGGCGACGACCTCGTTGCCGGCGCCGGTGTTGGTGGTTCCCGTCACATTCAGGAACGCCTGGACCTTCACGCCGGCCGGCGTGTTTACGGTCGCGAGCGTGGTGCCGGTGCCGAAGATGGTCACGCTGGCGATCGGCGAATTGAGCCAGAACTCGTCGCCGTACTGGAAGAACGCGATGATGTTGGCGGAGGAGTCCGTCAGCACCGCGCCGAGGCATTGCTTGGCGGTCCACCCCGAAGGCATCGAGGGCGAGGGATAGCTTTGCGAGCCCAGCGTGTCGAAGAGGTCGAGCACCGCCGAGGCCCCCGGCGTCAGGCTCGCGTTGCTGCCGGTGTTGGCGTAGCTGATGGTGTTGGTGGTGACGGCGGTGATCACCGCGATGCCGTCGAAGCCGGAGCCGATGCCGGATATTCGCGCGGTGGTGCCGACGCCGGCGCCGTGGCCGGCCACGGTGACGGTGGCGACGCTGCTGGTGCGCGAGGCGGCCGTGATCGACTGGCCGAGCTTGCCGATCAGGTACATGTGCCAGGTCTGGCTGGCGCCCTTGGTCCCGCTGTCGCAGCCGCCGGCCGGCGAGCCCGCGACGCCGCCGGCGGCCCAGGCGGTGTCGAGCCGCTTCACCATGGTGCCGGCCAGGTGCAGGTTGGTGACGTCGCTGTCGTCGCGGACCCGGCCCGGCGAGATGTCGAGATCCCGCGTCGGGTTGGTGCCGTCGTTGGAAAGGTGCAGGTTGTCGTTGAGCTGCGCCGCGACAAAGGGCAGCGGCGCGGCGCCGGGCGCCAGCGCCGATTGCGGGATCGATCCGGCGCCGGCGTCGCCGTAGAGCAGCTGGTTGCGGCCGGCGAGCGTGCCGGCGGGCGTGCCGGAATCGGCGAGCACCTTGCCGGTGCCGTCGGCATAGGTCGCGATATGGCCGGCCGTCGAGCTGCCGGGCCCGGTGACGTTGCCGCTGCCGACCGGCGGGATGATGCCGGCCGAGGCCTGCGAATTGGCCAGCACGATGGTCCAGTCGCCGTGGCTGCCGCTTCCGCCCGTCGCCACCACGTTCACGGCGAGCGCGGTGCCGGCATAGGACGAGATCTGCGCCAGCAGCACGTTGGCCGGGTTCGAGGTCTCCTGGATCACCACCCATTGGCCGGCCTTGAACGCCAGTCCGGCCGCGATCTGGAAGGTCGCGGATCCCGTCGCGACGCTGGCAGTCGTGCTCGAGGTCGCGGACTGCTGGCCGGCCTGCACCGCCGATTGCGATTCGAAGCTGAGCAGCGAAGTGCCGATCACCACGGGATCGTCGGTCGCGGTGCACAGGAACAGCGTGCCGGACCACGCGGCGCCCTCGGCGACCATCACCGCCATGCCGTTGTAGAACGAGGCGTTGGACGCGGCGTCCGTGGTGCGCACCCAGGTGCCGGAAGACGCGGCGTAGATGCCGTTGGTGGTGGCGTCCGCCTGCTGCCAGACCAGCACGCGGTCGCCGGCATTGAGCGCGACGCCGTCGGTGGTCTGCAGGCCCGACAGCGCGATCGCGGCCGTGGTGGCGGCGCGGCAGGGCGCGAACATGCCGCTCTCGAGCAGCGTGTTGCCGGTGACGGAGTTGATGGACATCGGATCTCCCGAATTTACGGCCTCGGCGCGGCCGGAGACGGAGGTGGCGCGGGGAAAACCAGTCCCGTGGAGGTTGACTCGCGCCGGGGTTGCGGCGCTAAACTGCGCCCGCGATGGGGGGGGGGGGGGAATTCCGTGCGTTACCTGACAGCAATGATCCGGAAGATCGCGGACGCGATTGAACTGCTTCGCCGTGCTCGCGCCAGGCGCCGGTCGGGGCCGATCTGGCAGGCACTTCGGCCGGACCGCGAATTGTAAGATGCGGAATCCCTCGACGCGGCTCGCAGAATTCGACGGCCTGCGCGGCGTCGCCGCGGCGATCGTCGCCGCCTCGCATTTGATCCAGGCCTTCGCGCCCTGGTTCGTGTTCGGCGGCGCGACGAGCGCGCTCTGGATCAACGGACTGGCGGCGTCGCCGCTGTTCGTGTTCTACAGCGGCCCCTTCTGGGTCTATATCTTTTTCACGCTGTCGGGCTTCGTGATCTCGGGATCGGCAGAGCATTCATCGGCGTCGCTGCCGCTGCTCGCATTGCGGCGCTTTCTGCGGCTGGCGGTGCCGGTCACCTGCGCGGCCGTGGTGACCTGGTTGCTTTACGCGAGCTTTCCGGGCGCGGCGAAACAGGCAACGCTGCTGGTCGGCCATCCCTGGATCGGCAACATAGGCCCCGAGACGGCGCCTTCTTTCCAGGCGTCGATCAGGACCAGCCTCGAGGCCTTCTGGCGCGGCTATTCGGACCTCAATCCGGCGCTCTGGACCATGCGCATCGAGCTCGGCGGCTCGATCGCGGTCTATGCGATGTACCGCTATCTTCCGGTTCGCCTGCGGGTTGCGTTATCGATCCCGGCCATGCTCGCGCTGTTATGGACGTTCGATCAGCCGACGACCGGCGGCCTCGAATGCTTCCTCGCGGGATCGCTGATGTACGAAAACGAGAAGTCCCGCCTCGTGCCAAAGGGATGGTGGAGCTGGCTGCTGATCGCGCTCGGCCTTGTCGTCGGAGGCCTGCCGATGTCGCCGTGCAGCCAGGTCGTCTGTGAGACGATCTTCGCCGCGAGCGCTTCTGCGTCCCTCCCCGCGGCCGCTACGCACAGTCTCGGCGCCATGCTGCTGTTCGCCGGCCTCTGCCTCAACGGCGCCTGCCGGAGTGCATTGGCGAGACCGGCGGCGCAATTTCTTGGCCGGGTGTCGCTGCCGCTCTATCTGATCCACATGCCGTTCCTGGGAACCGTGATCGCGGCGACCTATGACAGCGTCGGATTGGGCTGGTTCGCGTTTCCGCTGGTGGTCGAGACGGCGCTGCTGCTGATCGCCTGCGATCTGTTCAACCGGTACGTCGACACGCCGCTGGTCGCCGGCCTGCGCCGGCTCAAACTCCCGGACTGGGCGCTGCGCAAATCCGTCCTGCAGGATTGACGGTTGCCTGCGTCGTCTAGAGCTCGGCGCTGGCGCTGTAGTGCAGGAATGAGTTGTTTCCGCTCGTCGTGTTTCCCGACCAGATGAATCCCGTTGCGGAAAGATTCGATGGCGCAAGGGTGGCCGAGCCGCCGTCCGTGAAGGATGCGCTGCCGCTGGCGGTATAGCTGACCTTCGAGACGTTGCCGGCACCGTCCCAATAAGAGATCGAGCCGGGGGCCTGGCGCAGCGGAACCGGGAACATCGTATTGGCGGAGAGGCCGCCGCCGATGCCCGAAACGCCATATGACGGACCCGCCATCCCCACGTGTGTTGTCGTCCCCTGGCCGACGCCGTTGGCATAGCTGGTCGCGAAATACCGCTGGCAGAACGGCAGCTCGGCGAAGATCGGCCGCAGCTCCGGCGGCGGCGGGTTGCTGGTGAGGCCGGTGGCGACGCCGGGCGTGACGCGCACGTCGAGCTCGGCGAGCTGGATGTAGTCGCTGGTCGATCCGAAGCTGTTGCCGAAATCGAGGTTGATCTCCAGCCCGTTCGCGGCCGAGGAGCTGATCGCGGCGGCATAGGCGAACTGGGTCCAGGCGCCGTTGGCGCAGGACGGCAGGTTCGCGGCATTGAGCTCGTTGGTGAGCGAGGCCGCGCCGACCGAGGAATAGGTATCCGCCGTCGAGGGATGCCCGATCGACAGTTTCGGCGTGATCGCCGCGCCCGTGCTGTTGTAGACCCAGCCCTGCACCGTCACCGTCTGCGAGGTCGCCCGCGCGGACAGATAGCTCTCGATGCGCGCGCGCACGACCACGTCGGTGACGGAGGCGGCGCCGGTCACCTTGAGGCTGTTGAGGGTCAGCGCCCGGCCGGCCGCCTTCGCCACGGTGACGCTGGCGCCGGTCGGCAGCACGATGAAGCCGTCGGCGGTGTAGGCGCCGGCCGTGGTCACCGTGAGCGGGCCGGTGCCGCGCTGCCATATATCCAACGGGCCGTTGCGGAGCAGGTTGATCAGGCCGCCGGGGCTGCCGATCGTGATCGCGGTGCCGCTGGTATTGACCGCGCCGCCGGAAATATCGGCCAGCGTCAGGGCGCCGTTGGCGCCGTTGAGGGTGGCGACGCCGGCCGTCGCCGAGGACGCGATCGCGCCGGGCGTGACGTTCTGGATGGTGCCGGTGGAGTGGTTGTAGATCGGGATGTAGTCGAGATTGGCGTTCGGCGAGGCCAGGTTGGTCAGGCCCTGGATGGTGAAGTCCTGGACGTTGGCCGTGGCCGCGGTCGGGTTGCCCTTCAGCGTCGCGGCGCCGCCCTGCGCCAGGTTGGCATTGGTGATGCCGTTGGTGGCGCTCTGGAAGGCATAGCTGCCGGCGCCGGTGCGGATCAGGAAGCCGGTCGCCGAGAAACCCGTGATGTTGTCGAGCAGCGTGCCCGAGGCCGCGCCGCCGCCGGTACCGCCGCGCGCCACCGCGAGCGTGCCGCTCCAGCCGAAGGTGAGGTTCTGGGCCGAGATCGATCCGGTGATGTTGGTATCATTCGTGATGCCCTGCACCACGTTCGAATTGAGGCGGCCGGCCGCGAGCGTCCCCGACCAGGCGAAGGTCAGGTTCTGGGCCGAGATCGATCCCGTGATGTTGGTGTCGTTCGTGATGCCCTGCACCACGTTGGCGTTCAGCCGGCCGGCGGCGAGCGTCCCGGTCCAGCCCAAGGTCAGCACCTGCGCCGAGATCGATCCCGTGATGTTGGTGTCGTTCGTGATGCCCTGCACCACGTTGGCGTTCAGCCGGCCGGCGGCGAGCGTCCCGGTCCAGCCCAAGGTCAGCACCTGCGCCGAGATCGATCCCGTGATGTTGGTGTCGTTCGTGATGCCCTGCACCACGTTCGAATTGAGGCGGCCGGCGGCCAGTGTGCCGCTCCAGCCCATGGTGAGCGACGCGCCTCCGAGCAGCGCGCTCGCGTAACTGCCGCCGAGCGTCAGCGTGACGTTGGTGTCGTTGCTGGCCGAAAGCGCCTGGCCGCCGGCGATGTCGGCGGCGGTGGGCTGGGTGAGCTGCGGGATGCCCGCCGCATTGATCGAGCTGACCCATTTGTGCGACACCGCCGACAGCGGCGCCACCGCGAGCTGGCCGCCCGTGACCTGCAGGCTGCCGTTGATGGCGAGCACCAGCGTGAGGTCGGTGGCGAGCGGGCCGCCGCCGGCCAGCGGCGCCGTGGTGTTGACGTTGCGGGTCGAGGGAACGTTGTTGACGATGAACGAGATCGCGCTCGATCCCAGCGTGACCGGGTTGGTGGCGACGCATTCGAACCAGGCGTTGGTGTAGGTCGCGCCGTAGGCGACCAGCACCAGCATGCCGGCGGTCCACTGGTCGTTACTGTTGGCGTCGGTGGCGCGGGTCCAGGGGCCGCTGCTCGCGTTATAGATGCCGTTGGTGGTGGCGTCGGCCTGCTGCCAGACCAGCACCCGCTCGGCGTTGTTGCCGACGGTGACGCCGTCGACCGCCTGCACGCCCGACAGCGTGATGCTGGCCGTGGTCGCGACCGCGCACGGCGTCTTGATCGCGAGCCCCGGATTCGGAGCGCCGGCGGTCGGGCTGTCCGTGGCGTCGACGGAGACGCCGCGGCGGTCGGTGGTGGCCATCGGCGCTCCCTGGACTTCGGCGGCTCTAGAACGGGCTGGCGGCGCGGCCGGTGATGAACCGGTCGACCTTCGACGGCGCGATCAGGAAGTCGGTGCCCGACAGCTCCTTCTGGCGCTGCTCGCTTCGGGCGAGGTAGCCGGGGCTGATCGCCTCCTGCAAGCGGTGCCAGATCAGCGCGTCGGTGGCGTGATGCGTCAGCCAGAGGTTCATGAACGGCGTGTTGTTCTTGGCCATCTTCAGCGCGGTCGCGGCGCGCTCGCGCATCGCCGGCCCGCTCCACATGCCGTCCTTGGTGCGGCCGCCGGCGTGCAGCAGCTCGGCGAGATCGTCGATCTGGCCGAAGGTCGGGCCGAGCGCGTTGGCCGCGGCGGAGAGCCCGTGGCGGTCGAACTGCCCGAGCAAAAAGTCGCCGACGATCGAGCCCATGCCGGAGCGCTGCGCGCCGGCGGCGATCGCCTCGAACGGATGCTGGGTCAATTTGGGTATCGGGTTCTGGCCCTTGATCAGGTCGCGCACGGCTTCGGCGAACACGCCGAACAGGATCGCCGCCGCGGCGGTCTCGGCGATGCCGGCGAAGCGGTCCATCCGGCCGTCGCCGATGGTGCCGTACATCTCGCGGCCCCAGGCGCGGGTGATCATGTCGGCCGGCCAGACCTTGAACTGCCAGAACAGCTTCAGCGCCATGTTCAGCGTCGAGCCGGGCTCGAAGTTCTTGCCGAACAGGATCGCCCTGATCCGCGCGCTCGGCATGGGAATCGCGTAGCCGGCGCGGTCGGTGTAGGCGGTCGCGAGCTGGAGCGCGAGATCCTCGCGGACCTTGGCGATATCGGCCTCGTTCACGGTCATGCCGGTGCCGGGCGGATGCGCCTCGGCGATGTAGGCCCTGACCTGGTCGTCGCTGAGTTTCAGGGCGTCGGACGGAAACAGGAAGGTGCGCTCGCCGATCCCGCTCCATTCGACGCCGGAGAGCGCCTTCCATTCGGGCTCGCCGATGCCGAAGCCCTGCAAGACGCGCTGCTCCTTGTGGCCGATGTCGCTCCACGCCTGCCCGCGCCTGGAGCCGACGTGGTGGGCGAACATCGCTTCCGCGCCGCCGCGCTGGTTGTCGATCACGGCGTTGACGCCGGTGAGCTGGAAGAAGGTCGCCTCCGCCTTCGTGATCCAGCCCGCCGGCGCGTCGGCGACGTCGTAGGCGCTCATGAGATGGCCGATGTCGTGCTCGGCGGCCACCAGCGTGGCGTCGAGCGCGGCGCGCTTGTCCGAGCCTTCCGCGCCTTGCGTGAAGCCCTCGAACAGCGAGGCGTAGCGGCGGGCGAACGGGATGCCCCAGTAGCGCGCCTCCGCCGTCTTGCTCGGCAGGCTCGCGAAGTGGGTGGCGAAGAGATTGCCGAGTTTCGACAGCCGCTGGAACGCCATGATGTTGGCGATGGTGTTGGCGGCCGTGCGGTTGACCGGCTTCATCGAGGTGCCGTCGATCTGGGCGAAGCGGTTGTCGAGCCAGACCTGGCCGTTGTTGAAGTCCTCGAGCTGGCCGGACGAGGCGGCCGAGGCCTTGCGCAGCGCCTCGAGCTCGGCGCCGAGTTTGGCTTTCGCGGCATCGTCCGCGTTGGGCGAACTGAAGGCGACCTCGCGGGCGCTGATCCTGGAGGTGAGGCTCTTGCTCTCGGCCTGCAGGGTCGCGAGCAGGAACTGCTTGTCGCGCTCGTAGGCCTCGCGCGGCCGCGTGCCGAACTCCTTCATCAGCGCCGAGCGCCTGGCCGCGAGCTCGAACGCCCGAACCACGGTGTAGGTGGCGTTGTTGCTGCCGTATTTGGCGTTATAGGCGCGCCACTCCTTGCCGCCGGTGAAGTGCAGCTCGCGGGTCGCGGAGGCTTTCTTCGCGGTATTGGGAAACAGCGGCTCGTCGATCGGCCGGCCGTAGTCGTAGTGCACCCCGCTCATCAGCGGCGTCCACATGTCGAACAGCGCGTCGCGGACCGCCTGCGGATCCTTGGTGCCGAAGGTCCGCTTCAGGTCCAGAAGCGGCGTCACCTCGCCGATCCACTTCTCCGGACCGGCCGCGCGGATGGCGTCGGCGTCGTGCGAGGTGCGGGTGATGTAGCCCGAGTAGCTCCGGATCCAGGCACCCTCCTGGTTGAGCGCGTCGATCGAGACCCTCTGCCACTTCTGCACGGCCTTCGCGATCGCCAGCGCCTGCTTGTCCTTCGTGATGCCCGGATTGCCGTCGCGGCCGCGATTGAGCTCGAACAGCTCGTCGGTCCATTTGTCCTCGATGGCGCGGGAGGCGAAGATCTTCGACAGGCCCTGCCGGCGCAGGTCGTCGGAAAAGCCGCCGACCAGCTTGCGGCGCAGCGCCACATATTGCGCGTCGACCGAAAGCCTGTTGCGCGCGAACGGCAGGTTGGAGCCGACCAGCTTGGCTTCGACCGCGAGCCGCAGCGCCTTCGCCGCCAGCTTCGGCGACAGCGTCCGGATCGATTCGGCGGCGGCCTTGTAGAAGCGATGCCGCGCCACTTCCTTGCGCACGTCCAGGATCGCGCCGCGGCGCTCGCGGGCGTAGTCGTCGGCGGCCTGCTTCAGGAACTCGTCGCGGGCGCGGTCATAGGCCGCGTCGCGGTCCATGCCGTCGTTCTCGTAACCCTCGGCGCGATCGAAGATCTCGTCGAGCGCGTCCTTGACCTCCTCGCGCTTGCGGCCGGTCTTTTTGGCGATCTCGTCGAGGCAGTCCTTGCGGGATTTGGCCATCAGTCTTCGCTCCTGCGGAGCTTCGCCTGACAGGTCATCCGAACGCTCCGACCAGGCAGGCGACGCCGTCGGCGATGATCTGGTCGCGGGCTTCCTTGTCCGCCTTGAGCGCGTCGAAGGTCTGGTTGAACATGGCGCGCTCCTCCTCCGACAATGTCGGCTCGATCTGGCGCCACACGGCCTCCGCGTCGGCCGCGGCCTTCTCGATCGCCGTCAGGGATTTTTCCGGAACGAGGGAATCGGGCTCGGCCAGGCGATCGGCCTGGCGGGATTCGGCGACGACGTCGGGATCGTCCTCGGCCGACCTGACGTCGGCGAGCTCGCGCCAGCGGGGGTCCTGGGCGGCGATCGCAGCGCGCTCGCCGTGGCTTAAGGCATTGCTGCCGGCCTGATCCGGGCTTACATTCTGTTCGGGGCGCCCGACGTTTTCGGACGTTCGGTTCTGGGGCTCGGCAGAAGCGCGGGCATCGGGACGCGGGTTGCTCCCCTCCCCACCGCCATCCGACCGCCGCTTGTACATGGTCGCCATCGCGAGTTCGCGGCGCCCGGTACGGACCTCCTCGACATAGTAAAACGTATCGCCGATCTGCTTGACGTAGCGCAGCATCTCGTTGCGGTCGGATCGTCCGCGTTCCGCCGGCTCGACCCGGTCGGGCGACGCCAGGATCTCCGGGATCAGCGCCATGTCCGCCGGCATGACGGCAATCTGACCGCGCGCGGCTTCAACGGCGGGATCTCCGTGGGAATTGAGCGTGTGGCGAATCGCGTAGGCATCCACCGTGTGGCGATAGCCTGTAAGGTCGATATTCAAACCACCGGCTTTCGCGAGCTCTTCCGGATTGCGTACGGCATCGACGATGATGCCGGCCCGGGGCGGCGGCTGCTGCTGGGCGAGCGCCGCAAGGTTCTCCAGCCTGGCCGGGACCAGGTCGGGCGCCTCCCGCCATGTGGTCGCATCGAGACCGGCGCGAGGCTGCGCCTCATTGACCGGAAGCGACTCAGCGATGCGCGGATCGTGGTCGGCGGCGATCTCCAGCATCTCGGCGGCGCGCGCCGGCCGATCGGCGGCCATATCGGCCACGGTGGCGCGAAAGGCATCCTCCCGGGCGGCCGGCGGCAGATCGGTGAGGACCTGCGCCGGGTGAAGTTCGGCCGACGGCAGGGCGGCCGCGGCGATGTCCTCCGGCGATCCCGGCAGCGGCGCGCCGCGGGCGCGGGCCAGCAGGTCGGAGGCGGCGCCGAGGCCGGTATGAAACACGGCGCCCATGCCGGCGCCCATCACCACGCTCTTGAGCGCGTCGGCCATGGTGTAGTCCTGGCCATCGAGCGTATGCAGCCACCAGTCGGCCGGCTGCAGCAAAGCGGTGCCCGCGGCGCCCTGGGCGGCGCCCTGGAGCGTGCGGATGCCGGCGCGGGCCAGAATACTGTCGCCGGCGGAAGCCAGCAGGCGGCCCATCCGCGCCTCGCCGATCACGGGAATCGAGAAGGCGGCCATGTTCACGGGATCGATCATGCCGGCGCCGATCTCGGTGACCAGGCCGAGCGCGCCGGGAACGAAGCCCTGCGGCCCCCTGGCGATCGCGACCTCGCGGTCACGGCGCTCGTGGGCCTCCTGCACCATCAGGTCCAGCACCGGGGTCTTGATCGAGGGCTGATCGGGCAGCCTCACGAGGCCGTCCAGGCCCTCCTGCTTCACCCTCGTCCTGGCATCCGCGATCGCGGTATCGGGGATCGCGGCGCGCTGCGCGGCGATCTCCGCGCGCTGGGACTCGCGGTCGGCATCGCTGCCGAAGGTGTCGACATCAGGGTTTCGGCCGATATCGAGCAGGTCGCCGCCAGCGATCGCCTCGCGGGACCGGCGCCCGATCCAGGCGGCGGAGAGCGAATCCCTCGGATCGAGCGCGTTCAGTGCCTGGGCACCGAGGCGCTCGCCGTAGGAAGCGTGCTGCCCCGACATCAGCGGTTCGCCAAAATCGTCGGGCGCGGAGAAGAAATCCGGCATCAGGGCGCGACCAAGGTGGCGTTGTTGGTTCGCACCATGTCGGAGAACGAAGCCGCGCGCGCCTCGGGCGTACCGCCGAGCTGGGCAAGCCTCGCCCAAGACAGTAGCAACGGCTGCCCGCGCATATCGCGCATGAACTTCTCGCCGTCCGTGAGGTTCAATCCATCGTTGGCCGGTGAGGTCACCCAGACGCCGTCGCGCGCCCACTTGGCGAAACTGTCCGCGCGCGCGTTGGTTAGCCCGCCGATGTCGTCGTGCGACGGCCGCGCGCCCAGCGCCTCGAGCTGGTTCCTGGCCGCGAGCGCGCCGGCCTGCACGTCGTCGGCGGCCACACCAGCGTCCTTCGGGATGCGGTAGGTATCGCGGAAATCGTAGCGGTTGCCGATCAGCGCCTTGAAGGCGTCCTGCGCGGCGGTCGTGCCGTCCTTACCGTCCTTGGCATAGAGCGCGCCGAGCTTCTCGGCCAGGTCGTAATACATCCTGCCGTCGCGATCGCGTTGCACCGGCAGCATCGTCGCGAACAGCGGGGCGAACGCGGTATTGAGCCCCCTGTCGAGATCGGCCGCCTTGGTCTCGCTCTGCTCCTTCAAGATCGCCCTCGGGTTTTCCTTGGGGTCGAGCGAGAGCAGCCGCGTCATCGCCTGGTCGTCGGCGCCGGCGGCGATCGCGCGCACCATCGGCTGCATCGAGGGCGACAACTGCCGCACCACCTCGGGCCAGTAATCGCCCCACATCGCCTGCTGGGCGCGGATCTGTCCGATCAGGGCGATCCGCGCGGTCGGCTCCTCAGCCGAGGACGCCTTCGTCACCATCGCGGTGAAGCGGTCGACGTCGGCCTTCGGCAAAATCTGCCGCTGGGCCGGCGGAATCCCCGCCCCCTGCTGCTCGAGCAGCGAGGTGGCGGCGAAGGAGCGCGCGGCGACGCCGCGCTCGGCCGGCGTCCTGGCGGGATCGCCGATCACGGTCGAATAGGATTTGTAGGCCTCCTGCGTGCCCGGCAGGCGGGTGGCGGCGAAGCCGGCCGGATCGTCGCTCCGCTCCTTGAGCGATTTGGCGATCGCGGTGCGGACCATGTCCTGCCGCTCGGCCTGGGCCGCATAGCCCTCGCCCGGCTTCGGCGTGTAGCTGTCGAGCAGGTCCTTCATCTCGTCCGGATTGAGGGGGGCGACGCGGGCGGTGTAATGCGCGACCAGGATGTTGGCCTGATAGGTCCTGAAGGCCTGCGGGCCGAGACCGGCGCCGAGATGCGAAATGAAATCCGGCAGCGTCAGCGGCTTGGTGACGTTGCCGGTGCGGGACGCCTCGGCCTGGCTGTCCTCGATTTGCTGCTTGAAGCCGGTGAGGTCCTGGACGTTCTGCTTCTGCAACTGCGCCTGCGCATGCGCCAGCAACTGCTCGCGCACGTCCGGGCGCAGCATGTCGTAGATAGAGCCGCCGCCCGGCGCGGCGCCGCCCATCTTGCCGTCGGCCCAGGCCTTGACGCTGCCCGCGAGCTGGCCGCCCAGCACCTGCGGGTTGGCGTCGATCATGGCCTTGGCCTTGTCCGGGCCGAGCGCCTTGGCGAGCGCGTCCGCCACCGGCATGTTCGGATCGGCCTTCAGCACCGCGGCGGCGCCGCCGGCGCCCAAGAAATGCGCGAGGTAGAGATTGCCGGCGGTGGCGGGAAGGCCCGCGGCCTTCAGGGCCCCCGCGTTCTCCTGCTGGAAGGCGCCGACCATCTGCCGCGCGAGCTGCCTGTCGGAACGGAGCGCGAGAATGTCCTGGTCGCTGCGGCCGGCCGCGAGATCGGGGCGGTTGCGCTTGACGACGTCGAGCCAGGTGCCGTCGGTGAACTGGCCGACGCCCGTGGCGCTCGACTTGCCGTTCCTGCCCTCGCCCTCGATGTCGATGATGCGGTTGGTGATCGCGTCGGGAGAGCCAGGCGCGGCGCGCAGCTCGTTGACCACGCCCTGCGGATCGGTGTCGGCACGGTGCAGCACGTCGGCGGTCGCATATTGATGCGCCCAGTCGCGCTTCATCTGCACGGCCTGGACGTCGGAGATCGCGCCGGAATCGCGCAGGCCGTCGATCAGCTGGTTGTGCGCGTCGATCAGTTGCGTGCGCGTCGCGTCGTCCTTGGCGGCCACCGCCTGGTTCATGGTCTTGTCGCCCATCTCGCCGACATAGGCGATCTGGGCATCGTTGGAGAGCGCGTGCGCATGCGCCTGCGCCGCCACTGTCCCCTGCTCGACGGCCGGCTGGGTCTGCTGCATGAACAGGCCGCGCAGCGGGCCGTCCTGGATCAGGTTGGCGGAGGAGGCGCGAATCCCGGCGAGCTGCTCGCTGTAGCGGGTCGGCAGATCCTTGCCGGCATCGTCGGCGGCGTAATTCTGGTCCTTGCCGATGGCCGCGTCGAGATCGATCTTGCGCGAGATGAAATCCGAATGCGCCTTGGCGTATTGCCAGCGGCCCTCGTCGCTGGCGACCTCGGCGAGACCGCCGCCGGCCTGCGCCAGCCCGCTGCCGATCCGGCCGATCGCGGCGCCCATCCGTTCGCCGGCCGCGGCGATCTTCTCGGCGCCGGCGGCGATCGGCGTGGCGTCGTAGCTGCCGACCGGACGCGTGGCGTCGGCGCGGACGAAGCCGAGATCGGGCGCGCCGGGGAGTTTGACCACTAGGAGCTTTTGATCGACGGATTATAGGCGTTGCCGTAGATCTTCAGCCCGCTGCCGACGTCGCCGATCAGCGAGCCGGCGGTGCCGGCCAATGTCGCGTTGGCCGAGATCTCCGAGGCGCTCTGGCCCTCCTCGCCGCCGATCAGCGCCGCCTCGCCGCTATAGGTCGCGCCGGCCGCCTGGTTGAGCAGTCCGGTCGCGGTCGACTCGCCGTTGAACATGTCCATCGCGGCGTTGTAGGAGCCGCGCCTGGCGAGCGAACCGACGATCGAGACCGGCGAGCCCACGCCGGCATTGACGCCGCTGGCGCCGGCATCGGCCCGCGCGGTCGAGATCGCCAGCCGCGTCTTCTCCTGGTCGTCGAGCATCTGCCGCTGGCCGGAGGCGAAGGCCTGGCCGGCATTCTGCGTCAGCTGCGCCGCCTGGTAGTTGGCGGCCTGCTGCTGCATCTGGCCGGCCTGCAGCGCGGCATTGCCGCCGGCGAGCGTGGCGCTGGCCGCGGTCTGGCCGCCGATCAGCTGCGCGACGCCGCCGGCCGCGGTGGTCGCGAGCGAGGCGACCGTCAGCGTCGCCGGATCGAAGCAGCAGCGCTGCCAGATGTCGCAGCTAAATCGCTGGTGAAGCGTCAACATCGAAGGCCCGCTCCCACACAAATGCCTTGAGGCCGGCAAATTCGCGCGGCCGGAAACCGAGCCGCAACAGCCAAGGCTCGGCGGCCGGATTGTTCGGTTGCGCCTCGGCGATCACCTGCGGCACGCCGCTGTCGCGGATCATGTCCATGGCCAGCAGCCCGGCGCGATGGATCGCGCACCTGTATCGCCTCGCCTCCTCGATCATCGCCACGAAGGCGATCACGGTGCCGTCGGGCCGGAAGCCGAGGCCGCCGACGCCGAGCACCTTGCCATCCGCCACCGCCGTGATGGCGCGGATACGGTGCGGCAGCGGCTGGTCGATGATCGCCGCGATGTCGGCGGCGACGCTCGGCCGGAAGGTGACGCGCATCAGAGCATGATCCGGAAAAGTGGGTACCGGTTTTCCGGCAAGATCATGCTCAAAACGTCAAGGATTGACGTTGAGGTCGACCACGACGGCGCCGACGGTGCAGGGGTTCGGCGCCTGCGCCAGCAAAAACAGCCGCGCATCGGTATCCCATTCGCCGGGCACCGTGATCATCGGCTCCTCGTATTCGGGCCACACCGTGCCCGATGTCACGGTCTCGCCGCCCTCGACCAGCGGCAGTTCGTCGAGCACGTCGGGACGCTGGCCGAACTGCAGGCCCTGCGCCGCGGTGTCGTAGAGCACGACGCCGAGCCGCTTGATCTGCTTGTGAATCGTGATCGGCGCGCCGCCCTGCTGCGCGTAGGCGAGCTTGGCGGATTCGAACGGGGCGACGTAACCGAGGAAGGCCACGAAAATGGTCGCCACCCCGCCATTCGGCAGCGTGACGATGCCACCGGAGACCACCAGCGGTCCGACCCGCTTGATCCGGCCGGTGCCCCCGATGTCGGCGAACACCTCGCAAGGGTAGCCGTTGTACTGCGCGCCGACCGCGAGCGTCGCCACAGGCGTCGTCACCGTGCTGGTCACCACGGCGCCGGCGAGGCCCGCCACCACGTTGGCGTGGGCGTTGCCGTCGGGCATCGTGAAATTGCCGCTGGCGTCGGTGGTCGCGGTGCCGATCGGGCCGCCGTCGGCCCACACCGTCAGCGTGGTCGAGGCGAGGAACGGATGCTGCAGCGTCGTGACCGGCGCGCCCTGGTAGCTGAGCGCGCAGTCGAGCTGCAGGTTGAGCGCGCCGCCGACGCAGGAGGTGCGCGGCGCCAGCTTCTCGATGAAGCGGCGGGTGACGCCGTTGATGGTGCGGTTCACCACGTAATAGGTGAAGTCCTCCGGCGTCGACGACGGCAGCACCGCGACGTTCTCGATTACCCCCAGCGTCTGCAGCCGCCACCAGGCGACGACGTCGTCGTCGACGTCGTAGAGCAGGCCGGCGCACTGGCCGTCGCCGCGCGGCAGCCACACCATCTTGTCGGGCTGGGTGGCATGGTCGATGTCGACGAAGCCGGCGAGCCCGATGTCGAGATTGAGCCGGGTCAGGTCACGGTCGCCGTAATCCATCTCCTGCGCGTTGAAGGCGAGCTCGTAGACCTTGCGGCCGGACTGTTGCACGTAGATGCCGCGCTTGCCGACCTTGACCGCGGCCAGGCGCTCGGCGCCCTGGTCGGAGCAGTCGCGGATCACGATCGTGGAAGCCGTCAGCGGCTGGTCGAAGTTCGAGGAGCGCGCCGAGGCGATCGACTGCTCGCGGCCGCACAGCAGCCGCGTCAGCGAAAGCCCCCAGCTCACGGTGTCGACCGGACCGTAGCCGAAGCTCTCGATGATCGGTCCGGAATCGCCGACGTCATTGCCCTGGTCGTCGATGACGGCGTAGCTGGTGAAACCGTCCGACGACGACAGCCACAGGCTGTCGCGGCCGTACCAGCCGAGCCGCCCCTCGTGGAACGAGACCGAGGTCGGGTAGCCGATCACGGCGGACCAGTCCTGCTCCAGCCAGTCCTCGGTCGCGGCCAGCGACGAGAACGGCTGCAGCACCTCGATCGTGACCTGGGTGGGACTGACATAGCCGGTGACCCGGCAGATGCCGTAGCCGCCGCCGCCGTTGTAGCCGGAGACCACGGTCGCGGTGCCGCTGGCATAGGCGCCGGCCTTGAAGCCGACGCGCTCCCAGGCGATCGCGTTGTCGAGATCCGGCGAGCCGCCGGAGCCGCCGGTCGCCGACGAGATGGTGCCGTTGGAGGTCACGGTCGAGACGTCGACGAAGCCGGAGGTCGGGCCGTCGAAGGAGCGTTGCAGCGTCAGCGTGCCGGACCAGGTGCCGGCGACGGTCCAGTTGTAGTTGCGCGCCGTGGTGCCGACGCCGACGACCCGGACCGGATCGCTGAAGGCGTTCTGGTTGCCGAGCACGGCCTCGTTGTTCTGGCCGTTCGAGAACAGCTGGTAGAGGCAGCCGACGTGGCCCGACTGGAAATAGGGCCGGTCGGAATTCAGGTTGCCGTTGCCGAAATAGACCGACGGCGTGAAGTTCGCCGTGATCGAGGCCGTGGTCTGGAACGGCCCGTCGCTCGAGCGATACAGCACCACCGACCAGCCATGGGTGGCGCGGCGCTCGATCTTGTACTGCGGCTTGCCATAGGTGGCGATGTAGATGATGTCGCCCGACTGGTCGTAGCGGACATTGGCGAGGTCGGCCTGCGCCCACGGCGTCGGCAGGATCAGCGCGGTCGGCGAACCCGAGGACGGGTTGTCGATCGAGACCGAGGTCAGCGTCTTGTTCCAGGCGTCGATCGACTCGATCTGGAGATAGACGGTGGCGGCGTTGGGCGTGAAGGCCAGCGAATGGGTGCCGGTGTCGAGCACCGTCTGCGCGATCACGTCGGAGATGCCGGCCGCGGTGCCGCAGCGCAGCGTCACCGGCCCGTTGTTGACCACTACGCGCAGGCCGTGCTCGGTGGCGCGGTCGCCGCTCGCGACCGAGATCGCCTGCTGGATCTGCGCCAGGCCGCCGATCGGCGGGCAGGAAAGCGTGCAGACGCCGGAGCCGATCGCGACCGAGGCGCCCGACGTCGTGTTCGAGTTGCTCCAGCTGCCGCCGCCGTTGAAGCCGGGATCGCTGATCGCGGTGGCGACGGCGGCGCGGGTGACCAGGACGTCATCGACCCAGACCCGCATCTGGTTCGGCGTCAGCTCGATCAGCGCGGTGTCGAGCTTGGAAAACACGAAGCGCAGCAGCCTGGACGGCTGGTCGCCCAGCACCTCGCCGATCGCCATCAGCCCCGGCCGCAGCGACATCGGACCGAGCACGTAGGGCAGCCAGTTGAGCTGGCAGCCCGCGGCCAGCCGCAGCTTCTCGACGTCGATCCGGCCCAGCGCATATTTGCTGACCTCGCCCCGGTTGAGGGCGAGCAGCGGCGCGACGGCCTTGGCCATCAGATCCCGTTCGGGAAGGCCGGACCGAAACGGCCGGAGATCTTGTCGTCCTCGGCCCGCACGCGGCGCGCGACCGCCTCGTCGTCGGCGAAGCGGCCGCCCCAGCGGCGCTCGATGTCATGCGCGGAGGGACCGAAGCGCGAGGCGCTGATCGCCTGCCGCGCCAGCGGTCCGAGGCGGTCGAACGCAGCCATGTCGAGGCGCGCATATTCGGCCGGCTCCAGCGGCCTCGGCTCGACCCAGACGGCGTTCATGCGGGAAGGGCTCAAATAGCCCTGGAAACTCAGCACGGCGCGCATCAGGGAATCAGCGATCCGCCGGTCGGCTCGTCGCCGCCGGGCCCGGGCATCATCGGCATGAAGCCGCGGCGGGCGCGCACCCAGGACGATTGGGGCGCGAAGCCGATCGCCTCGTTCATGGCGCAGTTCGCGGCCGCGATCTTGTAGGCCTTCTCCTGCCGCTTCAGCAGCCCGTCGGGGCCGTTGAGCGCCTCGACCGAGCCGGTGACGCGCTTGCAGGCCTTCACCGCCAGCCATAGCGCGACATAGTCGGCGAAGCTCTGCGGCCAGGCGCCGAGGTTCATGCCGTAAAGCGGATCGTTGGAATTGTACTGGACGAAGATCGGCGTGATGTTGGAGTACCAATAGCCGGTCTCCTCGGCCACATCGATCAGCGGCGGATCGAGCGTCTGCACCGCCGACAGCTTGCGGGTGCGGATCCAGTCGTTCGGGATCTTGAAGGCGTAGAGATAACCGAACAGCGGGGTCAGCGTGGTCGAGGCGTCGATCGACACGGTGCGGTAGCCGAAGTTCCAGAACTTGCGCTCGAGGCAGTAATTGACCGCCCCGGCCCAGAACGCGTCCAGCGCGCGCCGCGGCTCGCGGTTCTCCGACAGCGAGGCGAGCGCGCGCTCGTCGAGGTGACCGAGCGTCTCGTTGTAGACGGTGAGCTTGTCGGTCATGATTTCCCCGCGATGGTGCCGCGCGCCTTGCGGTAGGCGATGGCGGCCGCCTGCTTGACGGCGGCCGACATCGAGGCCGGCTTCGAGTTGCCGATCCGCCCCGACTGCTTGAAGGAATGCAGCAGCTCGCGGATGTTGGTGGACTTCACCTTCTCGCTCGAGCCGGACTTGAGCGGCATGTCAGCTGAGCTTGATGATGCCGCCCTCGGGCCGCAGGATCTGCGGCTCGGGCGCCTGCGCATGCAGGAAGGAGCCCTTGACGTTTCCCTTCAGCACGTCGAGCCCCATGTTGAGCGCGCATTCGAGACCGCCGGCGCCCTTGAAATCGATCTGCATGGCGCCATCGCAGCTGGCCGCGGCGATCACCACCGCGTCGAGCTCGCCGCGCTTGGCGGCGGCGAGAAACTTCGCGAGCAGGGCCGCGACCGCATCCTGCGCCGGCGTCAGCTGGCCCAGCGCCTTCCTGGAGATGTCCATGTCAGGCCGCCATCTTGCGCTTGTATTCGGCGAGGAACTGCCGCGCCTCGCCCTCGGTGGCGAAGCCGGACTTGATCACGGCGCGATCGGAGCGCCGCACGATCCGGAACCTCTCGACGGGGCCGTTGAAGCCGACGTCGTATTCGTCGGCCAGATGCTTCAGCTCGGGCCGCTTCAGCTCCTTCTTGTGCCGCAGCACATCGACGCTGGCCCAGTTGCGGCCGGCGTCGAGCACGTAGAGCTCGGCGAACTGGCTGGCGTCGTCCCAGTGAACCTCGATCGTCGAGCTCGGCCTGAGATGGCGGGCGACGTTGGCCCAGAACTGCGGCTCGAACAGTTGCTCGACTGTGGTGCCGACGGGAACGCAGATCCAGTAGCCGGGATTGCGCTGCTCCTTGAGGTCCCAGCGAGTCTCGCCGAGCGGTACCGCCGGCGCGAGTTTCGCGGCCTCGGCCTCCTCGTTCTTCGGCGGCTTGGCGCCGGCCTTCTGCTTCTCGCTGTCGTTCGGTTCGGCCATTGCGGAATCCTCTCGGTGGTGGAAACGAAACGGGCGGGGCCGAAGCCCCGCCCGCGATGGCTTGTCGGCCGGCTTCGGCCGTTCAGAGATCCGCGGAGACCGCGATCTTGCCGGAGCCGCCGCCGCCGATCAGCACCGTGGCCTGCCCGGCGGTACCCGCCGAGTTGCCGTTGATGCTGATGGCGTTGACGGTGTGGGTGGTGCCGGCCGTGATCGTGGTCGCGGTCACCGTGCCGACCTGGTTGGTCTTGAAGGTACCAGCCGTGACGGTGACCGTCGGCGCCTTGAACATCGTCACCGGGGTGGCGATGTAGAAGATCTGCGTGGACGAGGTCGGGTTCATGCCCGCGCCGACCAGGACGCCGGCAGTCGGCTCGTTGGTCTGGAAGAAGTAGCGCTGGCAGATCTCGAGCTCGACCGCGACATCGCGGTGCTCGAACACCGAGGCGCCACCGCCGATCTCAAGCTGCACGCCGTAGAAGTCGACCGTGTCGGTGGTGTTGTTCGTGCCCGTCGGGGCGTAGTTGAACAGCACGCCGAGCTCGGTCGCCGTCGCCGGAACCGTGAACGTGAACTGGTAGCGGACCGCGGAGGTCGTCAGCGGCTGGGCGACGTTGGCCGCGGCCGCGGCCGAGCCCTGGCTGGGCGTCAGGACCAGCGAGGAGTAGCCGGTCCAGGAAGCCGCAGCGAGACCCGCCGCGCCTTCATTGGTGCCGGTGCCGCTCGCCACCAGCACGTTGAGCGCCGAGTTGAGCGCGGAGAACTGAGCCCCCGCCTTCGCCCAGAAGCTCAAGGTGCAGGTCTGGCCCTGCATGCGGATGACGTCGGCGCTCTCCAGCGCCTGGCCGAGGTTGATGGTCGCGGTGTTGGTGCCGCCGCCACGCCCGAAGCGCAGGGAGTTGGAGAAGCCCGCGACGTCGGTCTGGGCCTGCTGGCTGACCGAGATCGAGGACGACGCGCCGCCGACGGCGAACCAGCGGTCCGCCGTATAGGTGAGCGTGTTCGCGATCGCCGAGAACGACGTGCCGCGCTGCCACGGGTTGACCGTGAAATCGCCGCCGTCGATCAGGTTGCGGAAGTTGGCCTGCATGTTGGGTGCAGTCTCTTCCGCCGGCGAGAGCGTCGCGGCGCCGGCCGTGATCGCCGTCACCATCATCCGCATGTATTGCGGCGCGCTCGCGAACATGCCTTGCACGCCGATCGTGGCGGGGAAAGTGACCGCGCCCAGCGTGTTGCCCACCGACGGCGTGGCCGCCTCGTTGAGCAGCGTGCCGGAGAACACGTCGACGATGTCGCCGAGCTTCAGCCGCTTGCTGCTCGCGTCCGAGATGTAGCCGGGAGCCTGCACGGCAGCGAGCGAGTCGCTCCAGATATAGGCCCACCACGAGACGCCGCCGCCGATATTGTCGAAGAGCTTCTGGAGCCCGACGCCGGGAGCGTAGGCCGCGTTGTTGGCGACCAGCTTGCCGTCGACATAACCAGGATTGTAGGACATGCCTATTCTCCTCAGTTCGTCGCGACATAGGCCGAGCCGTCGTGCCGAGCCGCGACGACGCCGCGGTTCTGCAAGAGGGTCGAACCCATGAATGCGGTGGCGCGCGCCCAGGAGTAGTCCTGCTCTTCGTGATAGCCGGCGAGGGCTTGCATTTCGCCGGTATTCACCGCGTGGCCGACGGCCTCGCGATGATAGAAGAACAGCGTTTCGGCGCTGGTCCCGACACCCGGCAACAGCGGGTGGAAGATCCAGTTGAAACCGGCCCAGCGGCGGAAGCGGCGCGCGGGACCGTTCAGCGGCTTGACCTCGACGTAAGGCGCCGCGTTGAACTCCTTGACCTGGAGCAGGTAGCCCATCGCCGCCGGAGTGGCGAGCGCGAACATGTTGTCCTCTTCCTCGACCGGAACCTGGTTGAGGCCGAGAACGGTGAGCGCGCGAACGGCCATCGCCAGCGTCATCGTGGCCGCGGACGTGCCGATATAGTTCGTGCCCGTCTGCAACGCGGAGATGATGTCGAGGTCGGTCTTGCGGTTGAGCACCTTGCGGCTGGTCATCTGCATGATGCGCCGGCCGTCGCCCTGCGAAGCGAACAGGTTGAAGGAGGTGCGGCGGACCAGGTCGTGCCACTCGACCAGGGTGATGGTGTCCTGGTTGAGGTCGTCGGTGCGGGCGGGGATCAGCCCGTTGATGCCGCGGTTGGAAGCCGAAGCACCGCCGGAGTCAGCTACAAGGAAGACGGCCTGGTTGCCCTTGTACTGCGCCTCGGTGGTGACGGTGGTTCGAAGGTCGGACTGGCCGAACTCGAACCCCATGATGGCTTCCTTCCGGTATTGTACCTGAAAGGCTGCGTCGGACACTGAATTGCTCCGTGATTGAGCATTCGCGTGCCTCCTGTTCGATTGTCCGCTTCGCGCGCACGTGCGCGGTTGTCCGCGCCAAAGCGCGGGCCGCGTGCGAGCTCGACGGGTCTAGTGGGTTGGCGGGTGAGGTGCGCCGTTGCGCCGGGCCCTTCACGGGTTGTCCGGCATGGCGGCGCGGAAATGGAAGCCGGCGCGCATGACGCGCCCGGCGAGAGATCAGGCGGCCCTGCCCCGGTTCTGCACCCTGGTCATGCCGTCGGTCAGTTCGCGGTACCGCGCCTGCATCTGATCGGCCTTCGGGCCGCGCCAGTATTCGGAGCGCTGGTCGCCCATCAGCTTCTCGAGATCGGCAAGCTCGGTCTGCATCGACTTCACCGCGTTGAGCGGATCGGCCGGCACGATCGCGGCGGCCGGGTTGATCTCGCGTCCGAGCGCGGCGCCGATCTTGAGAAACTCCGGATGGTCGCCGAGCACGCGGCCGTCGGCGGTGCGCGCGGTGAACAGCAGCGCCTGCAGCTCGCCCGGCAACTGCGCCTTGAAGGCGCTGAAGGCGGCGAGGTTCTTCTGGAAGTCGTTGCCCCATTCGGTGCGCAGCGCGACCTCGCTCTGCACCCGGAACTGGCCGTCGGCGTCGCTGCGCGCGCGCTCGGCCGCATCCTGCTGCTGGTAGAACCAGTTGACGGCGCGGTTCAGCTCGGCCTGGGTGCCGCCCTCCTCGAACATCTTCGCCGCGAAGCTCTCGACCAGCGGCTTGTCGGCCTCGCCGAGCACCACGCCGTTCGGCAGCTGGAGGTTCTTGACGTAATCGTCCTTCGAGGCCGGCAGGCCGTTGGCCTGGCGCCAGGCCGCCTTCTGCTCGTCGCTGGCGTTGGCCGGCAGCGGCTGCGCCGCGGCCTTCAGCTCGCCCTTGGAGATCTTGGCCTGCAGGTCGCGCAGCGACTTATAGACCGCCTTCGGATCGGTGTATTTGGCGAGATCCTTCGCGGCATCCTTGTCGTCGCCGGCAAGGTCCTCGCGCCATTTCTCGCCGAACGCCGGCTGAATGGTCGCCGCGGCCGCCGCAGCTGCGGCGCCGCCAGTACCGCCGCCGGCTAGCGTTGCGCCGGCAGGGTCACCACCAGCTGCGCCAGCGCCAACCGCGCCCGATCCGCCAGCAGCTCCAGCTGGGGCCACTCCTCCGCCAGCACCTGCTCCAGCAGCTCCCGCCGACGCAGCACCGGCAGCGCCGCCGTCAGGGCTCCTGCCCGATCCCGCACCGCCCGCAGCGCCACCAGCGCCGCTTCCAGTTCCTGCCCCGCCATCGCCGCCTCCCGATCCCGCGCCGCCCTCGGGCGCGAACAACGGCAGGAAGCTAACACCACCGAGAAAGCGGTTGAAGTTCATTGCGTCACCTCATGATGATTGATCGAACGCCGCGGGGGGCTTGCAGTCGCCGCCCTATTGCCCGGCTGGACGCCGGTGTTGCCCGCGCGCAGGGGCCCACGCGCGACGCGGATTTCAGGTCTTTCCCGGCGTCGGGGAATTCGGCAGGTCCGACGGCGGCGCGCCGCGGCCGGACGTCGGCAATTTCGCATCGCGCGCGTTCAGCATCGCCTTGCCGGCGAAGCGCATGCCCTCGGCGAAGTCGGTGGCGCGGCGACCGTCCTCGCCGCCCGCGGTGAAGCTGACGGCGTTGACGCGGCAGATCTTCTCGACGCAGATCGCGAACGCTTCCGGGTGCTGCGAGGCCATCGCCTTGACCAGCGACACCTCGCGCGGCTCGAGGAAGCCGTGCTCCCAGGGCAGCGAGGCGCGCGCCGCCGGCGCCGGCCGAGCCTTCTTGACGGCGCTCATCCGATGCCGGCCTGCTGCAGCGACTGCGCGGCGTTGCCGGCGCTCTCGGCGGCATTGGCGACGCGGGTCGCGACGTCGACGCCGTGGGCGACCTGGTCGGCCTGCTGCGCCGCCGCCTGCTGCTGCGAGGCCTGCGCCACCAGCTTGTTGAACTCGTCCTCGGAGCGCAGCCATTCCGCCTCGACCCCGGCGCCCTCGCTGGCCTTGCGCGCCGCCAGCGGCACGTTGGCGATCAGGGCCGTCTTCGGATCGACCTGCGCGCCCTCGGTGATCATCTGCAGCATGGTCTGGTAGGACGACGTCAGCGCCTTCTCGGCCGCGACCGTGATCGGCGTGTCGAAGGTCCAGGTGATCTCGCGGCCGCGCAGGATCTGCGGCATGTCCTGCACCGTGCCGAAGGCGCCGCGGTTCAGCAGGTCCTCGAAGGTGCCGTCGCACAGCGCCTCGTTGTATTCGGCCTGCACCGGCTCCCACAGCGGCAGAGACTGCCGGATGAACTCGTCCCAGAGCTTGGAGGCCTCGAAGGCCGTCATCTCCTTGGTGATCTCGGGGAACCTGATCTTGGAGAGGTAGAACGCCTCCTGCAGGTCGTTCGACAGCTCCTTGAGCTGCTCGGCGCCGTAGCGGATGCCCTCGAGCTGCAGTGTCATCGGCCGCAGCACCTCGCCGGTGCGCTCGTCGTAATCGGCGTCGACCTGGGTGATGCCGGAGGCGTAGACGTTGACCGCGCCGTTGATGGCCTCGCCGACCGCGATCATCGGCGGGTTGGTGCCCTTCTCGCTGGCCTCGAGCAGCGATAGCATGATCTGCTGCATCATGCGCCCGTCGGGCGTCGCATAGACCACCGCCGGCGAATAGCCGTATTGGCGGCCGTACAGCGTGGCGCCGAACTCCCAGCGCGGGATCGTGCACGGCCAGGTGCGCAGCGCGATCTCCTCGAGGATGGTCTCGTTCTCGACGTCGACATAGACCGAGACCCACGGATGCCCGCGGGTCTTCTCGATCGGCAGGTCGTACTGGTCGGCGGCCAGGATGATGCGGCGGCAGGTGATGGTCTTGAAGGCCTGCTCGTCCTTCTTGTCGACCAGCTCCATCACCTTCGGGCTGATCTCGCCGGTCTTGCTGTTCTTGAACTGCTCGACCAGCTGGCGCGCCTGCGGGTTCCAGTTGAAGTTGACCATGTTGATCTGGCCGGTGACGCTCTCCTCCCAGGCGACGTCGCGCAGGTGATGGTCGCGGTAGAGCAGGTGGCTGTAGTCGACGACGTCGCGCGTCATCACGCCGTTGCCGAAGGCGCAGAAATCCTTGTCGACGGTCTTGGCGGCGCGCACGAAGTTGGCGCGGCGGTCGTACATCAGCCGGCGCATCTGCTTGGAGGCGCGACCGAGCCAGATCTTGGCGTCGCGATCCTCGTTGACGAGCTCGTTGTCGGTCGCGGCGTGGAACCACTGGTCGCGGCGGAGCATCGCCGAGAACGCGTCCGAGAGGTCGCGATGGCAGCGCGCGGGCCTGCCGGTCATCAGGTAGGAGCCGAACTCCTCCGACATGTAGCGCTGCCGGGTGAAATCGGCGCGCATGACGTGGAAGTTCTCGGCCTGGGTCTGCCACAGGCTCATGATCGGATAGCGGTCGCTGAAGGACTTGTCGCCGACCCGGACGATATCCTTGACGCGCTGGCGCATACGGTCAGAACGCCGGCGAGATGTCGAGCTGCAGGCCGCGCGGCACGCCGACCGTGTCGTCGGCCCAGACGATGGTGGCGAAGTCGCCCTCGCCGCGCTGATCGTAGATCACGCCGCCAACGTCGCGCGGCAGCAGGCGCCGGCCGTCGCCGTGCCTGGCAAAGCCGTCGCGGTCGATCATGAAGGCGTAGGGCGCGGCCGTCGGCTTCGGCGCTGGAGGAGCGGGCTCGACCTCGTTGACGGCGACGACCGCGGCCGGCGCCGGCAACGCGGCCTCGAGGAACTTCGGGATCTCCAGCGCATCGCCCGCGTCGAGGTCATAGACCAGCTCGAACGAGAGCCAGACCATCTGCATCCACGCCGCGCGCTTCTTCGCCGACCAGATGCTGCCCGCCGGGGGCAGCCGGCCGATCAGCGCGGCAAGCACGGGATCGACCTGCACGGGATCGATCTGGCGGTCGCCCGCGGCCGCGAGCATCCGCCGCGCCGTCTCGCTGGCCATCAGCTCGCCCCCAGCTTGGCGCCGCCGGCGCCGCCGGCGAGCGTGCCGGCCGCGCGCGAGGCAGCGGTGGTCAGGATGGTTGACGAACGCCCGCCGGAGCCCACCGCGCTGGCCTGGGCCTTGCGCGCGGCCTCCATCGAGGCCGGGCTGTAGGGGTCCGGCATGGTGGGCGGCGGCGTCGGCGTCGGCGCCGCCGGCGTCGTCACCGTCACGCTCGGCGTCGATCCGTGCCCGAAGATGCTGGTCATCTGCGTATTGCCTTCATTATTTCTTCCGGCGTGGCCTGACGTGCTGGAAAGCTCCTCGGGTCTTTTGTCGTGTAAAATGACTTGCCGGTCTGCACCTGATCACTGTGACCGGCCGTCTTGGCGCCACCTGCGAGCGTGCTGGCCGCGCGCGAGGAAACGGTCGTGGGGATGGTCGGCGGCGGCGTAGGCGTCGACGCCGCTACGCTGGGCACCGCCGAACTCCCGAAGATGCTGCTCATCTGAACCCCCTCGGTCTGTGTTCCTCGAGCGCGCAGCGCAGATCCTCGGCTTCGCATTGCAGGCGCTTCGCCTCGGCGGGATTCTCCGCCTCGAACGCATCGGCCTCGAGGCCGTCGACGGCGGCGAGCACGCGCTCGACCAGGTCGAAGCCGGAGCGCTCGCGCCGGATCTCGCTGTAGGGCCGCGGCGGCTCGTTGGCCGCGATGAAGGGACGATCGCGCATCACTCAGCCAGGCCAACCGAACAAAGACCGCGTCAGCGCCCGAAGAGCCCATCCGGCGTGCACGGCGAGCCACAGATGCCCGATAGCAAGGGCGAAGATATTAAACGGGCCTACGCGCATCAACGCCTCACGCTTGCCAGCGGACGCCCGCCGGTGTTGGCCGTCACCGCCCGCGAGGTGCGACCCTGCCGAGCGATCCGCTCGACGGCGCGGTTGCCCTCGGCCAGGCACATCACCGCGGCGTCGCCCTTGTCCGGCGAGCGGCCGAGGCGCTTTTTCTGCTCTTCCTTGTCCTCGAGCAGGATGCCGCCGGTGCGCAGCTCCCAGCGATAGGAGCAGAGATCCGCCTTGAGCTCCGCGTCGGGCGGCAGCGCGATCACCGAGCCGCCCTCCTGGGACGGGTCCAGCTCCTCGCGGAATTTCCACACCGCCTCGGCGCGCTTGTTGAAGAACTTCAGCTTGCCGTCGCGGGTGCGCGCGTTCGAGGTGACGACACCGTTGAAGGCGATGCAGTCGATGCCGTTGTCCTTCAGCGCGATCACGGCGTCGCCGCCCCAGCCGCCACCGAGGTCGACGATGACCGGGCAGCGATCGCGGCGGTGCTTGACCACCGAGGCGGCCGTCAGCCGCCCGGTCTTGTCCTCCTCGCGCCTGGCGTCGAACGGCGCGAACCAGCCGCCGTAGCGCCAGCAGATCACCCGCTGGTCGCCGCCGCCGGGCGCGACGTCGACCGCCATCGCCGTCATCTGCGTCCGGCGCGGGATCACGTTTTCCCAGCGCTGCTGCGCCGCGTCGATCCAGGCGGTGGGAATCACCTGCCAGTCGTCGTCCTGAATGCCGGCGCCGAAATCGCCGTCGCGGTAGGCGCGCCGCAACTCGGCTGGCAGCGAGTCCAGCATCTTGCGGTAGTCGGTCGCGGCGAGGTCCGGATTGTCCGACAGCGACGACGGAATGAAGGTGCGGGACTTCGCGAGCACCGGCTCGCGCTCCCAGTCCACGGTGTGAGGACCGGCGCCGTCGACCTCGATGTCCTCGTCGGTCGGGCCGCGGATATACCAGCGCAGCTCGCCGGGTTTGGCCGGGCGCGGATGGTTCGGATCGAGCCAGGCGCCCCAGTATTGCACCACCCAGAGGCCCTCGGGCCGGGTCGGCGGGTTCCCGGCGCAGACGATGCGGCAGCGCTGCCCCCGCTTGGTCGACCGGTTCCAGGCCGTGATGAATTTGAACTGCGTCAGCGTGAAGTCGCCGACCTCGTCGAAGACATAGAGGTCGTAGGGCTGGCCCTTGTAGCGCTCCTTGTCGTCCTCGAACTGGCACCCGCCGAAGCGGACGCTGCGCTCGCCGAGCGTCAGCACGCGGTCCTGGCCGTTGTAGCTGGCGTCGCGGCCGGCGACCGCGCGCGCCCGCTTCGCGAGCTTCTTGGCGTCGTCGGTCAGGCGCCGGAGGATCAGGGACTCGCTGTGCGCCGTCAGCGCCAGGCCGATGCCGAGATCGCTTTTGCCGCCACCGGCCTCGCCGCCGTAGAAGGTTTCGTCCGCGTCGCAGTCATAGGCCTCGATTTGCGGCCCGAAATTCGGCACCCAGACCAGATGCGACGTGCCCTCCAGCGCGAGCTTCCTGGCCTCGCGCGCGCCGGCGTCGTCCTCCTTGAGCCTGGCTACAAGCTCATCGAGGAGAGAGCCCAGGGCCTACCCTCAGGACTGCGGCTGCACGCAGAACAGATAGGTGCTGCCCGACAGGTTCGAGGCCGAGGTCTGCTGCACCTGGCCCGCGACGCTGACCGTGCTCTCGAACGAAGCGGAGGCGTCCGCCGGCGTCGACAGGTTGACCACGATCTCGACATTGTCGCCGACGGCCGCGCCCGCCACCGTGATCGCGCCGGCGCCGTTGCTGCCGGCCGCGACCGCCTTGATCGCGTTCGGCCCGGAGCGCGTCGAGCCGACGGCGACGCCGTCGAGCACGAACAGGCTCTTGATGCTCGCGAACGGGCCGCCGCCGTCGCCCTTGACGCCGGTGCGCCGCCCGTGAGCCCAGAGCAGCACCTTGTCGCGCAGATCAGTAAAGCTGTAGGAAGCCATGGCAGTCTCCAGATGTGGCTTGAAACGCCGCGGTGCCGCGCGGCTCGGATGTCACCTGCGGCCGCGCCGGCGCGCGCGAATGATCCATTCGGACTTGCCGAGATTCGGAACAGCCTGCGTCCCCCGCAGCGCCATCGCCAGGTCGAACTGGCGCGGATACCAGAAGGACCAGGGGTCCTGTGCCCAGCTCTTGAGGACTGTAAGCGGCGCGTACGCGCCGCTCACCATGACCGCGGCTATGCTGCCAAGGGTGTTGGCGAGGTTCGATCCGCCGACGCATCCAACTTTGTAACCGGTCGTCGTCGGCTCATTGGGCTGGGTAGAGGAATAGGAGACCGTGCTCGTCTGGATGGCCCCAGTAACGAGATTGATGGCCACGAAATCGACCTTGACGCCAGCAAGTACTGATAACGCCAAAAAATACGGAACATGCGCGGAGATCGCTATTCCGGATGGGATGTCGTTGATGCCGTAGATGCCCCAGGCAAGATTGGAGCTCGATCCGTACAGCTCGAGGCACCATCCGCTTCCATAATAATTGCCGGAACTGACGACAATCTGGTAACCTCCGGTCAGGCTGTCGAACATGACGATGGCCGCAGCCGTGCCCGACAGATCGCTGTTCGAAGCACCAGGCATCACGAGACCGGCGCTCGATGGGAAATTGGTACAATTCCCAATAACGCCCAGCGTTTTTGCGACCGGAGTCCCAAGTATCGAGGACTGCGGCGTCCCGTTCATCAGATTGATGAAACCGCCACCGGACGCGATCGCAGATAGCCGCACGGCACGCGCCGCGGGATGCGTCGGATCAAAGCAGGGATTTCTCCCCGCCGGGAAAGCCAAGCTGTTCTGGAGCTTAAGCAGCGGGCGCATGTCCGCCCCGCGTCAGTTGTTCAGGTTGATGTTGTAGGACCGGAACTTGCCGGCGTTGCCACTCGCCGACAGCGTGAAGCCCGAGTTGTTCTGCAGCACCGGCAGCCAGGTGCCGGGCGGAACGATCAGGGGATCGTTGTTAGAACCATAGAGCGCCGTGACGGAGGATGCCGCGCGCAGCGGCATGATCAGCTTCGGAAACAATCCGGGCACGTTGGCCGATTGGGTGCCGGCCACGAGCGAGGCGTCGCCGTAGGTCGTTCCGTCCTCGTTGAGCCCGAACAGCCACAGCACCAGGTTGGCGCCGGCCGCGATGGTGTTGGAGGAGATCGCCAGCTCGAACGAAACGTCCATGAACATATCGAGCGCGGAGCCATTGGCGATGGCCGTCACGCTCGACAGGACGCAGTAATTGTTCGGCAGGCTGTTGAGATCGGCGGCGTTGAAGAACGAGGTCCAGCCCAGGCCCGAGTTGAGGTTGCCGCCAGTCCATGCTGTGCGCGAGGTCACGACAGGCCTCCGGCGGCGGCAAGGTCGTCAAGCGTGAACGGCGAGGTGTAGCCGTTGGCCTGCCACCAAGGGATCGTGGTGGCGGACATCGCGACGATCGCGTCCGACTGAGCCTGCGTAAGCAGGCCGTGGCTGACGAGATCGGCCAGCATCGCCTGCACGATCGGCAACGTCACGTCGATGTTCTGGACCCGAGGATCGGAATTGTAGTCGAGCGCCGCGGCGGCGCCCGACGAGGTCGCGGCCGCGGCCTTGATCGGAAGCCAGAGGTTGTTGGTGCGCAGATAGGTCATCACCTGCAGGACCGGCACGCTCTGCGAGGGGCCCGCCACCGTCATCGCGTTGGCGGCGGCGAGCTTCTGGGCCGTGGTGCCCGTCAGCGTGGCCCACAGCGCGGCGAGAGCGTCGTAACGGCCCATCAGAACTTCGCCTTGAGCGCCTTGATGTGCGCCTCGATCTCGTCACGCTTCGATTCGGCGGCGGCGATCTGCGCGTTGACGGCCTCCAGCTCGAGCCGCCTGGCGTTGATGGTGTTGCCGATCTCGCCCAGCGTCCGGGTCGAGGCGGCGATCGCGGCCTCCTTCTCGGCGGCGGAGCGCATCGCGGCTTCCACGAGCCCGGCGCCCCGCGTTTCGGCGGCGGAGACGATCGAGGCGGCCTCGGTGCGGGCGCCGGCGATCAGCGCGTCGGCCTCGGCCCGGGCCTGGGCGAGCAGCTGCGCACACTGCGCCCGTTCCTCGGCGCGGCGCTGCTCGTGGGCCTCCTGATCGGCGGCGATGCGGGCGCGGATCTCGCGCTCCTCGGCGAGCAGCGCATCGCGGCGCTTGCCGGCCTCGTCGGCGGCCTGCTCGATCGAGCCGACCTCGGCGAGCTCCTCGGAGACCTTCAGGAAGCTGCGCAGCGTCGCCGCGAACCGCTTCCACTCCTGAAACTGCGCGATCTTGTCGGTCATCGCAGCGTCCTCCGGGCGCACATCGTGCAGGTCAGCGACGTGGTGCCGTCGCCGGCCGTGACATGCGGGCGCACGTAGACCGTCGCCTCCTCGATCTGCACGATGCCGGCCGCGGTGACGGCGATCGTGGTGCCCTGCGGATTCGACAGCGCGTAGAAATTCACGCCGTCGTTGGAGCCCTCGACCGCGACCGAGCCGCCGGCGCCGAAGGTGCCGGTGACCTGGAGGCTGCGGTCGACCAGGTCGGGCCGCTTCAGGGGCGAGCCGGTATCGCCGTTCGCCATCGGTCCCCAGGTGGCGACGACGGCGTCGATGCCGCCGGTGGGGCCGATGACCTTGGTGAAGGTTGGTGTGTCCACGGACATTTACATGTTCCCCGCGAAATGGGCGCTGACCGAGGGATTGGTGCCCCCGGTCAGCACGCCGAGATTGGCCTTGACCTGGCGGACCAGCGCCGGCAGCTGCAGCGTCGCCACTTCGCCGGAGAGATAGCCTTGAGCCGTGTCGAGCACCGCGAGAGGCGCCCAGGTCGAGCCGTTGATCAGGCCGTAGAGGGTGACCACCACCTGCGTCGGCGCGCCGGAGATCTCCAGCTGCAGCGCCGATGCCATGAACGGCACGACGTTGTCATAGATCGGCCCGTCGCCGGTCGTCGTCTGGCTGGAAAGCAGATCGGTGCGCACCGTGTTCATGGCTTCTCCTTCGCAGCTTTCGCCCCGGCCTTCGCATCAGGCTTCGCATCAGACTTCGCATCAGACTTCGCATCCTTGGCCTTCTCGCCGCGCGAAAGCAGGTACGCGAGCCGGCGCGCCACCTCGAGCTCGGTCAGCTTCTCGCCGAGCTTCTCGGCGGCGCCGGTGCCGGCCGCGCGGCCGTCGGGATCGGCGTGCTCGTGCTTCTCGGTCAGGAGCTTGTGGTGCTGCGCAAGATCCCGCAGCGGCCCGCGCTTGTCGTGCAGCTTGACCTTGACGCGCTTGACCTCGCGGGCGGTCTCGCCGCCGCCCTCGACATAGGTCTCGACCGTCAGCTCCTGGATGGTCGCCGCGTGCTCCGGCGGCAGCTCCAGCAGCGACTCGACGACGTCGCTGGTGTCGTCGCCCCGGACGATGACGTTCTGGATGCTGGCGCGCCCGAGCTTCGACAGCTCCTGCAGCACCTCGCGCGCGCTCATCACGCTGTCGTCGACCACCTTTTCGGTGATCGCCGCATCGAGAAACGCGCAACGCCCTGAAAACTCAGCGTTTTTGAGCAATCGGCTGAACGCGGTTTTCGCCGCCGCCTCGGAACTCCGAGGATAAACAGCGACATAGGCCTTCCAGCCGACCCGCGAGGGATCGGCGAAATAGGCCTGGAGCACAGCTTCGTGCTTAGCATTCTGCAGCGGATTTGCTGCCGGATCGGCCGACATCAGCGGATCTGCAGCAGTTTCTCGGCTTTTTCGATCAGCTCGTCAGCAACGCCGAGCAAAAGAACAGCCGTCACCAGCTTCGCGGCAAGGATGTCGGGATGCTCGCGCCGGCGGCTCGCGGCGAACTTGAGCTCGTCATAGATCGGCTGGCGCAGCCAGGCGTGGGCGACGCAGGTCGCGCGCGGCGAAACCTTGTCTGGCGCGCAGCCGGCGTCAGCGATCATGCCGCCTCCGAAATGAAAGAAGCCGGCATTGCTGCCGGCTTCCTGCCAGGTTCCCGGTACAACCCGTTCGGAGGGTTCCGACGCGGGGGATGTCAGCGCTTGCGCGTGGCGCGCGCCGCTGTCGTCCGCCGCGCCGCCGTCTTCGCCGGGCGCTTGGTGGCCTTGGCTCGCGCGGCCGGCTTGCGCTTGGTGGTCGTCTTTGTCGTCGTGCCCATGGGCATACCTCTGTTGCCGCAGGCATGACGCCTGCGACGGGCAGAGAATCACGGGCGACTCGCGCCGTCAAATTAGGACCGCGCGTCCGAGGCGTGCGCGCGAGGCGCTTTCCCCCATTCCCGGTACGACCGGCAGGTTTCCCCAGCCGCGCGGTCACGCCCTTCCTGGTGTCCGGGAAGGGCGATTATCGGACGTCAGGCGGCCTCGTAGGTTGCGTCGAAGATGTCGGGCTTGCAGGGATAGAGCTCGCCCTTTACGCCTCGAATGATCCAATCGCCGCGAGAGGCGCGCATCTCGCCCTCCAAGGTTTTGATCGTATAGTAGGCCTCATCACCGCCCTGAAACCAGACGACGCCGCTGTCGATCGCCTCGACCAGCCAAAGGGGCTCGCGGGTCGAGCCATCGAAGGCGACCCTGTGCGCTTCGATCACAACCGGCTTCTCGCGAAACTTCATAGGAAATCCTCTCCCGCATGACCGTCGAAATCGTTCTCGCGCCGATCGTAGATCTTGAGCGTGTCGACCTTGGCGTGGCGGCTCTGCTTCATGATCTTGAGCGGGTCCTGCCCGGCATCGAGCGCCGAGGTGATGAAGCCGGCGCGAAGCGAGTGCCCTGAGAAAGCACCCGCTTCCGGTCCAGCCGCGCCCAGCACCTTCTTGACGATCCGCGAGACCTGCCGGTCGGTCAAAGCCTCGGCGCCGACGCGGCCGTGCCGATCGACGCCGCGGAAGATCGGCCCCTCGGTGATGTGGGCTGCCGCCAGCCAGGTCGAAAGTGCAGCCACCGGCTGCAGTTTGCCGCCGCGCGGTACCGGGATCGCGGCACCCTCGCCTTCCTGGTCGGTCTTGGACCGGCGGATCTGCAGCAGGAGGCCTTTCGGACGAAAAATTAAATCGCTGACCTGCAAAGCTACCAGCTCGGAGCGCCGCAGCGCCGAGGCAAAGCCGATCAGCAGCAGCGCGCGATCGCGCAGGCCCGCGAGCGTGGCCGGAATTTGCGAAATTGCGCAAACCAGCAAGTCGGCCGTCGCCGGCGCCGCCCGCGTCTGGCGCTTGCCGAGCCGGCGGCGGATGCCGCGCATCACGGCCTTGACGCCTTCGGAATTGGTCGGCGGCTCGTGGCCGGCCGCCTTGTGGATGGACCGGATCGCCGCGACGCGGCGCTGGATGGTCGCCGTCTTCAGCCCGCCATCGGCGAGCTGCGCCAGGTAGCGGGCCACGACGACTGGAAGAGCCGGCAGCGGATCTTCCGAAACTTGTCCACACCAGGCGAGAAAGTCCGCCCAATCAGCGGCATAGGCCCGGCGCGTGTTGGACGACTTTTCGGCGGCTAAATAGCTGCGCACCGAGGCCAGCGGGTCGACGAGCTCGGTGCCCAAGGTACCTCAATGTACATTGATGTACAAAAATGTATGCTGCGCCGCGTCAGGACGCGATCGCGGCCAGCACCCCGAAATAGTAGTCGTCCCAGTTGCCGCCCTGCGGCGGGATCTGCGAGGCGTGGTAGGCCGTGCCGTCGCAGTCGACCGTGACGGGCGGCAGCTCCTCGTCCAGCAACTGCTCGCGGCAGGCGTTCCGCACGGCCATGCCGGCGCCCATGTGAAACCAGGGATCGTCCGAGCCGATGCTGATGCCGCGGGCGTGCTGATCGCGCCACTTGGCAAGCAGCTCCGGCGCTTCCTCGTGCAGCTTCAGCCGCAGATGCTCCTCGACGTCGCGCCGGATCAGCGCCGGCAGTCTGGCCCAGTTCGCTTCGGACCACGCCTCGAGCGCGCCGCGGGCGTGCTCGTATTTCGGGTTCGGGGTGAAGTCCGGCATCCCGTTCGGCAACGTCGGCATACCACCCAACCCCTACATCCCCGCAAGGGGAAAATGAACCGAATGCTTGGCAAGCTGCCGTCCGCTAAGAGCTGTTATCGGACGCCAGGCGCGTTGTCATTGAGCGCCGGCCGTGGGGAATCGACGCGGCCATCGATCAGATACGCCGTCCCGCCGTCGATGATCCACGTCCCCGGCGGAAAGCGCTGCGCCTTCCAAATGCGGACGAACCACGGCAGCTCGGTCATGGCGCCGCGCGCGTCAGCACCAACACCGAACGGCCGTCGAGATCCTGCACCTGGTGGCGCCGCACGGCCTGCCTGCCGATCGGCGCCGGTTCATCCGCGGTCGCCGAGGGCTGGCCGGTCCGGCAGCGCTCCGCCAGGCGCCGGGCTTGCGCGGCAAGCTCCGAGCGGTCCTCGTGGAAGGCTTCCGGCCGGTGGTTTTGTGGCGGCCGCATGCGCGCGATCGCGCCGGCCAGGCGGTCGAGCTCGGCGGCGAGATCATGGTCGATCATCGCCGCCCTCCTCGATCGCCCGCCGCAGTTCGAGCACGCAGGCCTCGTCCGGTACCGCCGCGAGAAAGCGCAGGATGGTGCCGCGCGCTTTGGCGGCGCGGTCGGCCGACACCAGCGGATACCGCGGATCGAAGCCGCCGGCGGCCTCGGTGATCGCGTCGTCGACGTCGACCATCAATCAGGCGCGAAATGCGGCTGCACCTTGAGATTGCCAGTCGACAGCGAATAGGAGCTCTTGTCCTCGGCGAGATGGCCGGTGGCGCGAACCTCGATCAGCCGCAGCTCCTGGCCGGACTGCGGGCCGATGTTTTCGATCGCCGTCTTCAGGAAGGCCGCCACGGAGGCCGGCACGTTCTTTTGATACTTCTCGAGCTCGGCGAGTGCGTGCGACTTGGAGCGGGCGTTGAAGCTGAGACTGAACGACATGGGACCCCCGAAACGCGAAAGGCCCGGCGAACCAATCAAGGCTCCCGGGCGCAGTTCTCTATTTTGCATTTCGATACTGCTTCGGCCGGCGGGGCGCCGTCAATCCGAAGACCTCGCGCAAGCCCTGCAGACCCGCAACAAGGTAAACAAGTTCTTCCTCGGCGATCTGCTCGCGCTGCACCGCGACGCGATTCACCGCCTTCAGCGCCCGCATCCCGATGCGCTGCAGCTTCTCGAAGGCGCGGTCGTATCTCGCCTTGCGGCGCGCGCATTCGCAATGCTCCGGCGCCAGCCTGCACAACAGCTCGAGGCAGCCGAAGCCGCGTCCGGAGCCGCCGCCCCCGCTCGGCGCCTCGATCGCGCTGCGATAGGCGCCGACGATCTGGGCGTACATGTTGGCGGCGTCGTAGCGATCGCGCGCGGCCTGGCTGTCGGGGTCTCCGGCCTGCTTCAGATGCCCGGCCGCCCACATCCGCCCGATCGGCGATTCCGCCTCCTCGCCGGCGGCGAATTTGTCGACCTCGTCCTTCTTGGCGCCGCCGGCGCGCAGCTCGTGCGCCAGCGCGCGGCGGTGCGGCTGGCGAATCGTGCGGACGCGATCGTCGACGTCCTTCTTTTTCGGTTTCTTGAGCTGGCCGCCGGGGTGACGTGGTCCGTTTTTTCGTTTGCGGCCTGCGCGCGCCATTCTGATGACCCCGATTGCAAGGCGCCGACGGACCGGCGCCGGATTCCCTAGGCCGGCCGTCATCGATGGCGGTCGCGGTTGGCGAGCGCAGGCCGCGCCGGCCGGCGCAGATCGGGGATCTCGTGCCCCAATCCTGTCGGCGCGAACGCCACCGGCGCATTGACCGCGATCGACCAGGCGTCGGCCGGGCCCGGCAGCCGCAGCCAGTCGCGGCCCTCGGAGAGCGCGCCATAGGCGTTGTGGTACATGGTCCCGGAAAGCGAGAGCGGGCCTAGGCCGTCGCAGGCGGCCTCCAGGATGCGGCCGGCCTGGTCGAGCACGGCCTCGCGCGACGGGCCCATGACGCTCACCAGCCGGGCGCGGACGTCGACGAAACAGCGGAAGGGCGAATCCCTGACCACGCCGGAATCGGCGCGGGCGCCGTCCGGGAGCAGGAAGCTGAACAGATGCGAATACGAGGCGGGGCGCGAACTCATGACCATAACCCCTTGATGCCCAAGGGCTACGCGGGATCGGTTCGCAACCCGTTAACGCCGCGCTCACCGTGACGGGCACGGTTAACGCTCATTCTTCCCGGTTTTTTCGCCGGTTCTTTCCGGTTTTTTCCCGGCGAGCAGCGCGCGGCGGCGCCGCAGCCAGTCGAGACCGTCGGCGCTCTCCCGCAGCGGCAACTCGGCGAGATCGGCGAGCCGGGCGCATTCGCAGGACGGAACCCAGGTGGTCACCGCCATCCGGCTGTCCTCGAAGCGCACCTGGAACACGTCGGGCGCGGCCTCGATCACGGTAGCGCGCACGAAGACGGTGTCCCCCTTCTGGCACTTCCGATAGGGCATGCACCCCTCCCCCGAGCCAACCATAGCCGAAGGAGAAAATTATTCAATTACAATTGGTTGTTGTGCACGCTTCACGCGAAGGATCAGCATTCAGGTTTCACGTGGAACAGGGTTTGAGCGCCGGCGGCGACGCCCGGATCGGGGTTTTTCATCTCGGCCGGCGATGCGAACTACCGGCAGGATGATTAGCAGGCAGGGCTCGCGGCGGTCTGAACGAATCGTCCGAGGCTCGATCGGCCTACCGGGAAAGCGTACGACGCGCCCCATTAGAATAGCTCGTCCAGCTCGTCCACGATCTTGGAGAGCTTCGCGCATTCCAGCTCGTTGTAATCGCAGATCTTCTCGTAGGCCCTGAAGAACGAGGTCTCGGGCTTGTTGGCCCGCGGCGCCTCTTCCGCGGTGTCGCCCGTCGGGCGCGGCGCGTCGATCGACTGCCGCACCTTCTCCAGCCGAAGCCGGATTTGGCCGAGCCGCTCGGCCTGCGCCATGGCGCGCTCGAGCAACAGCTGGGCCGGGGACGGTTTCGCGGGCTCCGCAGCCGGCCTGTTCGTCTCGCCGCCGGCGCCCGGCGCCTCGGTCTCGGTCACAGCTCCATCATCGTCCATGGTCACCTCCCTTGATGGCGACCGGCGGCAGCGGCAGCGCCGGCGCGATGATCTCGGCCGCCTGCCGCGCGACCTGGTTGGTGACGAGCTGGCGGAACGCCTCGCCCCTGGCGGCGGTGGAGAGCGAGGCGTGGATCGCCCTTGCGAGCGCCGGGACGTCCCCGCAGAGCGTGTTGCCCCAGCGCTCGATCTGCTGGCAGGCCTTCGAGCGAAGGCAGCCCAGACGCCCCGTGACCAGCGCCTCGGCGTCTCCCTTGAGCCATTGCAAAGCCCTGGCCTGATCCGCGAACACCGAGGGATCGATGGGGGTGAGGCTTGAGCCGAGCACGGCCACAGGCGCGTTTTCGGGCACGGACTTCCGAGCCGCGAAGCTCGCCGCATCTTGTTTTATGATCTGATCTGATCTGGGCGCGACCGTCACGGAGTCACGCGTGACGTCACGTGACGGTGGATAAGTCGATGGCGGCGGCCGCGTCAGCGCCTGCTCGCGCTCCTGCTTGAGCCTGGCCCGACGACGGCGTTGCCGTTCAGCCGCTGTAGTATCCTCGTGATCAGGGTTGCGCCGATAAAAGTCTACGACATGGTCCTGCTCGATCCAGGCGATGTCGGGCTCCTCAAGCGCTGATCTGACACGCGCCACGACGGCGGGGCTAAGATCAAGGGAGGCTGCGAATTCGGCGATGGACATATCCGCGACCGAACCACGCGGGTCGGAACGGTTGGCCAGCGCCTCCAGGCGGATGACGACCGCAAGCACACTCGTCAGGTGCACGCCGGTCTTGCGGGCCACTGCCCGCCAGATCGGCATGTCGACAAACTCGTTACGCAACCGGCACCATTCATAGGTCCGCAATTTCTGCCGCTTTGCGGCGGCCATCGCGGCCCTCATGTTCTTTTCGTTCTCCGGGAGCACGGGCTAGCCCAGCATCGCGAGCAGCGCGGCAAGGGCAACCGCCGCGGACATGGCCAGCACGCCGGCGCCGGCCGGCAGCACGATGCGGGAGATCTCGCCGCGCTCGATCATCTGATGGCCGCGAGCTTGGTGGCGCCGCCCCAGACGGCCGGCGCGTGCAGCGGCGGCCGGTAGACCGGCCTGGAATTGAGATAGGGGTCGAACAGGGCGGCGAGCGCGTACACGAACAGCCAGAGGATGGCGACGATCATCGCGACGCCGACCAGCGTCAGCGCCACCTCGCGATTGGCATGGGATGAGGATTCGGCGCGCTCCCGGCGCGGTCTGCTCGGCTGTGGCATCGCGGCCCCCCTAAAGATTCAAACGCGAACGCAACAACTTAAGGTTATCCACAGCGCCCGCGCGGCCGTGGATTCGACTCTTGCCGGAAAAACGCTGCACAATGAGTCAGTTAGGCGGCTTTCTTCCGCCGGTCGCGCGTCAGCCGTTTCGCATCGGCGGCGCAGGCCAGCTTCGCAAGGTGAGTGATTGTGAGCTTTTTCGCGCCCCGTTTGGGCGGGAGCGCAACCAGAGAGGGCCAGTAACCCGGCGGGATCATCCCGCGAGATTGCCAAGACGAGACAGTCGTTTCCGGCAGGTCAAGCACGGCTGCCACCGTGCTCATGCCTCCCAGCGAATCGATAACCTCAGAGACCCAGTCCATGGGCGCGGAAGCTACGCATCATGCGTAGCGGTGTCAACGCCTCATGCGTAACGCAAATTGCGAGATTGCGGCTATGGGTCTAGATTCTCCGGCAGAACGCCTGCGCTGGGCACGCCAGCAGCACGGCCAGTACAAGACGCCAACCGACGCGGCGCGCGCGTTCGGCTGGACCGTTTCAACCTATCTGGGCCACGAAAATGGCGACAGGCAGCCTTCCAGAGAAGCCGCCAAGCGCTACGCCCGCGGCTACCGCGTCCGCTGGGAATGGCTGCTGGACAAGGAAGGGCCGCCGACGGTCGCAAGAGCGCCGGCCAGGATTATCGGAGCGGTGGTCGGGGCGACCCTGGTGCGCCTTTACCCTGATCCAAAAAACCTCGACGCCGCCGAAACGCCACCCGGCTCCGTTGCTACAACCTCCGCGCTAGAAGTGACGGGAGGATCCATGCGCGGAATTGCAGATGATGGCTGGCTCGTGTTCTTCGACGACGAGCGCAAGGCGCCAACCCCGGCGTTGATCGGGAAGCTTTGCGTGATCCAGCTGAAGTCCGGAGAGATCTACATCCGGGTGTTACACCCAGGCCGAAAGAAGGGCCATTACGACCTCGAATCGGCGACAGACCCGACCTTGCGGGATCAGAAAGTCGAGTGGGCCTCTAGGGTTAGCTGGATCAAACCGCGTTAATGCACCATCATCAGCACGGCCGCGATCGCGACCGCCGCTAGCGCGGTCGATACGATCGGCGCGCCGCCGATGATCAGGCAGACGGCCGGGAGCCCGACCCCCAGGCCGGCGGCCAGAAACGCGTCCGGATTACGTCGCGGCAGCCTCGGTCGCCACATCTCTCTTGTCCCCGCTGTTCACCCGACGCACAGGCTACGCCATGACGCTACGCATTTTGCGTTGACAACACTACGCATCATGCGTAGCCTCGTCCCCGTCGGCGAATCTTAGCTCGTTGACGGCCGGCGAGCGACACGCCGGTTCCTCCCGGACTGGTCGCCGATTTTCAGGGTGTTGGTCGGCGGACCACGCGGGCCGGATGTGCGTCCAGCTCCGGACATTCGGCCCGCGTCTTTTTCGGATTGCGTTCTCTTCAGCCTCATGGGGGAAGCCATGGCGTACCAGGGCAACAAGCATCGCGACTATCTCTATTCGGAGGCGCGCACCAACGCGCACCTCGCCGGCCGCGGCGAGTATCCGATCTGCCCGCATTGCAATCTGCCGGTCACGCCGGACCAGGACTGGGACGAGGTCCATGTCGGCGCGCCGGCCTGTTTCGGCGGCAAGTCCAAGACCGTCGGCCATCGCCGCTGCAACCAGCTCGACAACCACAGGAACGTCACGCCCGCTCACGCCAAGGCCGAGCGCGTGCGCAAGCGCCACCTCGGCATCACCGGCCCCGGCCTCGGCCGCCATCCGATGCGCGCCGGCCGGCGCTCGCGCTTTCGCAAGAAGATCAACGGCGGCCTCGAGCCGCGGCTGACGCTCGCCGAGAAGCACGCGGCGTTCCTGCGCGAGCGGTACTTCATCGAGATCGACGAGGCGAGCGAGGTGCAGCCATGACCCGCGCCTATTGCTTTCCGTCCGGCCTGATCGGCTTCGGACACGACATTCCGAAGGGCGCGCGGATCATCGCGCGCGGGCCGCGCAAGGAGCTGCGGGACTTCATCGCCGTCAAGGCGCGGCACGGCTATCGCGCCCGCAAGGGCGTTCTTGTCGCGGCAAGCGACATCCTGCTCGTGCCCGGCATGCCGGAGGCGGACGATGCGGACGCGGCGCGAAACGCGCTGCTGCGCTGGACCCGGTTCATCGCGATCCGGCCGCCGAAACATGTGCGCGTGATTCTGCCGACCGAGAGGAGCGCCGCCGATGCTCGATAAATTGGCCGAGTTCACCATGCGCACCGACTGCCGGCTGACGCGCGTCGTCACCCTGGCCGGCGGCGAGGAGCTTCACGCCTGCGCGACCTGCAAGGCCACGCTGTTGGTCAAGTCGGGCCAGACGCCGGTCTGTCCGGTGCGCCGCCTGCTGGATTACCAGCGCTCGCGCGCCGCCAACGAGGCCTGACGCCGCCATGTCGAACGTCACGATGTCGAACGTCATCATGTCGAACGTCACGATGTCGAACCTCACCACCTCACGCGGGCATAGCTCAACCAGAGCGCCGGGGACTTCCCTCTCCGGAGACGGCGGTATGGAATCCGTAACCCGCTCCACCTGTCTGCGGGCCTTCGCTGCCGGCCTGCACAGGGAGGCCGCGGCGTACGCGGCCGGCCGGAAGGACGGCGAAGAAGGCGCCAAATTCCGGCCGCTCCATTTCGACGGCTTCTCCTATGCCAGCGGCTTCGCGCAGGGCCGTCAGTTTCCGCGCAAACGAACCGAAGGAGACGAGCATGCGTTGCGAACCGGTCGATGAAGTGGGCGTGCGCGGACGCGCCGCGAAACTGGTGTGCGAGGGCTGCGGCTGCACCAATGAGCGTGCCTGCCCCGGCGGCTGCTGCTGGATCAGCCTCGATCCGCCGCTGTGCTCGGCCTGCGCCAATCGCGACGAGCTCGAGGAGGCCTGTTTTCTTCCTCCCCGGGCCGACGAGCCGGCGGCGTTCTTCAACGCCGAGCGCTGCCCGGCTTCGGCCACGCCGGCGCTGCACGCGCCGATCTGGCTCACCGAGAGCGAGAGCTATTGCACGCGCTGCCGTCAGGGATTTTGCACATGAGCCGCGAGGGCGAGATTCTGTCCAAGGCGCTCGACTTCGCGCGCGAGCGCTCCAACATGGTCAACGCCCACCTGATCAGGGCGCGCGCGGCCTCGCAGTCGCGCGAGCAGCGCGCCCGTCACCTCGACGCGGCGATCATGGCGGCGCGCGCGATCGTCGACGATCTCGCCACCCGGCGCGTCGCGCTCGGCGCCCGTCACGGAGACGCCGCATGAAGGCCGGCAGCGACACCTTCTCCAGCCGCGGCATCGCCAAGGCGATCACGCTGTGCCAGATCGCCGACGCGCAGATCTCCAGCCGGATGGCCAGATGCCCGCCGGAAAAGTTCGGGATCCTGCTCGAGGCCCAGACCAAGCTGCGCGAGGCGCTGGCGGATCTGCGCAAGCTGGGGGCGCCGGCGTGACCATGCGCTTCAGGCTTCCTCCAGGCGGAGACTGCCCGCCGGCCGCGGCGGCGCGGCGGATCTGGTTGTCGCTGGAGGAGTTTAAGGCGCAGTTGCCCGAGCTGCTCGCGCGCGGCTTTCCGCGCGCCGACCCGACCACCGGCAATTACGACATCGACGCGATCGACGCCTGGCGCCGGTCCCGCTATCCACACCTCTTCGCCGACCGCTTGACTCAACGACCGTCCGCACGGAACGCTGCCGACGTCGTGGCCGAGCGGGTGGCGAGGTTGAGGGATGGGTGACGTGAAAATTCGCTACTACGTCACGCGGCAACGCCCCAGCCAGACGCGATGGGGTTACTGGGAGCCTTGCCTGGCAAGGCGCAGCAAGATCTCCGGCAAGATCGAACCGACATTGATGGCGCAGCTTGGCTTCAGACACGTGAGTTGCGGACCCGACGGGCCTCACGCCTGGGCGATCGCGGAGAGCTGGAACAGGAAGTGGGACCTGGCCTTCCAGGCGTACCGCGCCGGCGTGCCGCTCGACCCGCTCTCGACGCGCGCCTACCCGCCCGACAGTCTCGGCGAGGCCTTCGCCAGATATCGCACGACCAACACCTGGGGCAAGAAGGCGCCGCGCACGCGCGAGGGCTGGGAGCGCGGCTGGCGGTACATCGAGCCGGTGTTCGCCGACGTTGACCCGCGCACCGTCTCGCTCGAGGATCTCGACGGCTGGTACGCCGCGCTGCTGGCGACCACCACCGTCGGCGAGGCCTACCTCGCCATGAAGATCTGGCGGGCGCTGTGGCGCGTGGTCGGCACGCTCAAGAAGGCCGGCGGCGAACGCTACTGCGAAAGCGACAAGGACCCCTCGCTGGGCATCCGCCGGGAGACGCCGAGGAAGCGCAGCGCGATCTGGGTGCACGACGAGACGAGGCGCCTGGTCAAGCGCGCCTGGCGGATGGGCTTCAAGGGCCTCGCCGCGGCCCTGGCGGTGTCCTGGGACACGCAGTTCTCGCCGGTCGACGTTCGCAGCGTCACCAAGGCAAAACTCGCCCCTGACGCCCAGGGCTCGATCTTCTCGCTATCCCGGGCCAAGACCGGCAAGGCCGCGATCGGCACGCTGTCCTACAAGACCGAGCGGATCCTGCTCGCCTACATGGCGAGCCTGCCGTTCGAGCTGCATCCGGACATGCCGATCTTCCATACCCGCGGCGCCGGTCCGGGGCCGAAGGGCGGCCGGCCTCGCGCGCCCGCGCCCTACACCAAGGACACCCTGGCGAAGGACTTTCGCGTGGTGCGCGAGGCGGAGTTCAAGGGCGACAAGCGCACCATCATGGATTTCCGGCGCTCCGGCGCCGTCGAGGCCACCGCCGGCCAGGCCGACCCGAGCGCGCTGGCCGCCAAGATGGCCAACTCGATCGACAGCAACCGCGAGCTGCAGGCGACCTACAAGCCGAACCACACCGCCGTCGTGCGCCTGGCCGACGAGGCGCGCGCGCGCGGCCGCGAGCTGATGAAGGGCGCGAACGGAACGGGGGCAAAAAAGTGA